GCAGCTCCTTTTGTTGAGCCATCTGCTGCCGCATCGCCTATAGCAAAAGTAATATCTGCATCTGAACCAGGCAGTATATTATCAACATGGGTAGTCCCGTTTATAGTTATAGGTGCAGTCGTGACTACATCAACTAATTGGTCACCACCATCCCCTGTTGAATCAACTTTCCAATACGGCGCATGGGTAGATGTGTTGATTGCAAGAACATACCCATCGTTTGAGCCTTCACCAAGATTTACGATATCCGACCCGTCAAAATAAAGAATATCTCCTGCCGATAATGATAACCCGGCTATATCTGTAAGGTAGGCATGAAACGATTGATAGGTTGCCGAAATGTCTGGAATGTCAGAAGCTTCCAGCCCGAAAGTTACAGTCTTGCCAGATATGTCAAGGGTCGCCGCAAGATTATCTTCGGTCAAAAGCTTCATGGTGTATGTACCGTCGCCATCATCGGTCAAAACATAGTTGGCGGTTCCCTCGCCGTCAAGATCGGTAAGGCTATCAACCTGAGTTGCCGTGGAAGATGGAGGAAAAGGGGGAAACGCATAGGCCGAAGCCGAAAGCATAAGGCATAACACGAATATTAAGTATTTCATCGTTTTCATTTCTTTCCCCCTATTTCACAAAGTAAAGATAGATGTCCCAAGTGGCGCTTTCCGTGGCCTGATTAGCCACTGTTACCGTCAATGTCCCATCAACAAGCGGAAACAGGCCATCAACCAAAGGCGTTCCGCTCTGTGTATTGGTGGCATGAATCAAATTCGTTCCATCGGTCGAAAGAAGGTTCTGGCCGATAGCGTTTGCCACTCCAACGTCTGCCGCATCGGGAGCCGTGACCGTTCCGGGCACAGTCGTCACAAGATACAGGTAGTACCCTCTTTTGCTGTAGTTCCAGGTTTCCGGTATGGTTGTTGACGGAATGGTTCCGGCATCTCCATCGGTTCCGGCAACACAAGCGAGTTTTAAGACAAGAGAATCCTCATCCCTTGATTTATAGTATTCCGATACCGTTACCGTACCAGCCGCCGCAAACACTAGCCCCGGCATTAAAAGAAGTGCTACGAATACCGCCAGTTTTAAAAATCTTTTCATTGCTTTATATCTCCTGTCCCCGTTAAATTGGTTGCTTACATCGTATTTATCAGGGAATCCCTGAAAGCCCTGAACTTATAGGCCCCACGATCATAGGTTGCGTCATCCGGCACGGTTACAATACTGAAAGAAGGTGTCCATGTACTGTCAAAGCGCAACCCTGTAGCTGCGTCCGATGCGCCTGTAGATGTCCCGGAATCAACAACGGCATCCGTTACATGATCCGGGTAAAACTTTCCATTTGCAAAGTCGATCCCAGGAGTAGAAAATATGGCCCCTGCATCATGTGCGGATTTGTAGGTTGCTTCCTGAGAAGATGAATAAGTTGTACTATACCATCTTACTCGATTGGTATGATTGGGGTTATAATAGACATTATATCCTACAGTTGGCGAAACATCAGCCGCAACACGCAAGGGCCAGCAATCTGCATTGTTTCGGGTGCAATAAATAACATTGTTTCTGGCTGTTACGCTAGCATGATACAATGCTAATCCAAACCTATGATCTGCCCCAAGGTAGAAAGTATTATTGAAGATCGTACAGGCATTTTTATAGCCTGCATCAAAGTAAATCCCTGCATCGAGTGATGACCCATAAGGTGCGGCTGCAACCGCCAAATTGAAAACATTATTATAGACGTTGACTCTCGTGTTGTTATTGCATTGAATCCCGCAGGTAACATCTTTAAAGTAGTTGCGGTAGATATCTACATCGGTGCCATGCAACATCCGAATCCCGATATAATCCGAAGTGTGAATATAGTTATCACGGATTATGATATCGGTGCAGGTGTAGAGTCCCTCATTGTGAAAACATAAATTTCCTAATCCCCCACCCGATCCTCCTAGACCATAATCCCCTCGATAAAATTCATTATGATAGATTTCAGTATCATGCGCCCCCTTGAAATCCATCGCATTCTCGCCGAAGTTATACATCTTGTTATCGTAGACATTGGTGGCCGTTGTCATCCCCATAAGCTGGATGCAATCAGCTTCAACGTCATGAATGGTGTTATCGTGGATGGATATCGTCCCGCTGGTTTTCGGGCCTGCCGGAGACGCGGCAACCGTCCAGATCAGTAAAATGCCGTGGCAGTCGATTGCGCCCCACTCGCCAAGCGTTCCGCCGATTCCGATGCAATTCTGAATCGTGCAGTTTTTAATCTCAACATTGCCATGCGGAACTGCGATATATAGCGCGCCGGTCGGCCCGTTGTCAGAGGCTCCCGCGTGACCGTTGAAATCGACCCCATCAATGACGATCCCGGAACAGTATTCGATTCGGACATTGGCATCGAACCAACCGCTCGTCCACCAATCGCCGCCGGAAACGTCAATATCCTTAATGGCCAGGTTAGTTATGCCGGTTGCGGAAGTATCAGAATCGCTGATAAAAATCGGTCGTTGCGTGTTGCCGTTCAGCCGCGGCTTGGCTCCTGTTCCATACGCCTGTACAGTCAGGCCGTTGATGGTTCCCCAGTCAATTTCAGAACCGTCATAACCGAGCGTCTCATCACTACTCCACGTATCGCCGCGGTTGAAATTGATCGTGTCCCCATCTGCAAATCCGGTGGCTTCGGCAAAATCGTTTACTTTTGCTATCGTTTTCCATGCCGCGCCATCCGATGTCCCGGCCGCCTCATCATTGCCAGCATTTTTAATGTAGTAATCAGTAGCACCTGCCCAGGAAGCCAGCGATAACAGAAACAAGCATAAGATAACTATTTTTCGCATCAACAAACCCCTCCCTGATTATGGCAAGCGGAAACCAAGCCGTAGTTGAAGACCACAAGTTCCGGTTCCAGCCGTATCGACATCAAACCGTAAAACATCTCCGGTTGCCACATCGTCATGGTCGGTATCAATCGTGGCCCCCGTTGCGGCATCCTTGCTGTCATACTCCGTCGCATCGATGCTGACTCCCGTTGAAAGCATATCAACCGTATCGGTAAGGTTGTGAACCATGACAGTAGGATTGCCGGAACTTGAAGTCGTAAAGCAATGAAGCCCGATAGAGACAAGGTTCATGCCGTTCATTTCTTCAGGGATGACGAAATACCGCTTGCCGTTGCCTGTCGTAACCGGGATACTGTAGTCGAACAGGTCTATCGAAAGTGTTTTTGTACCCAACACCGAACCGGCCAGAGCGTCTGGCGTAATTGCAACCGCCGTACTTGCTCCCGCGTTTACTTCGGCAGTTGTCGCAGTTTCTACAACACCTTTATTGGTTGTGCTTGCGTCTTCACATGAAACAGTAAGGGTTTCATCTCCGCCGTCGCTTCCTTCGGTCAGGTCAATACTTTCACCGGCAACTAGCTTGCCATTGAGATAACCAGCCGTGGTATCGTTGGACGATACCTTGATCAATTCATCGGTGATGCCGGAAACGGTCTGCCATGTTCCATCGCCCCGGAGATAGGTCGTATCATCTGCGGTTCCGGTTGCGTTCAAGTCCGCCATATCAACCACATCGTCCGGCAATGCCACATCACCAGTGAACGTAAAGTCGCCGCTCATCGTCCAGTTATTCGCTACAAACAGATCGAATGCGGTTTCAAAGGTGCAGTTCTTGAAACTTGGCGAACCGCCCGGATCGTCTGCGAATCCAATCTCATCGCTTAATACGGGAGTTGCAGCGTCATAGTTCCAGAATGCGGCCCCGGAATCTTCGGCCTGCTCCATTGCCGTCATCAGTCGATTTTCTGCTTTTAATCGGTCGATATCGGTCGTTATTGCAGCCAGTTCTTTTTCAAACTGTACGGACAAGACCGGCCTGAACCCGGCGCATCCGACAAAAGATAATGCAGCTATTAAAACCGCAACCCAACAAAACCTTTTCATATCTTTACCCCTTTTTCACTTATACGAAATATGCGAAAAATATATCGTCACTTTCCGGGTCTGCATCCCAAACCTTCTTGTTCTCCGTATCAACCAATAAAACCCTGTTCTTTGTAACCATCAAATTGACGACATGAGATCCTACCAAGCCCATATCCTTGAACTGCGTGCCGATCACTTCGGCAACCGGCCACGAAAGCGAACTGACAAGCTTTACTTGTTGCTTGATCATCTCCGCATGAAACAGCAAGGCGTATTCCTCGCACTCAAGCTTGTGGCCGTTTCGTTTCGGCATTTCAACAGCGAGTGCACTTTCAATTACTTCCATCCCTGTTTCGTCATCGGGTATTTCAAACTCACGGTCAGTAAACCAAATGTAAACCAAATCCGGCCAAACCGCTTTCAATCTGCTTCGTATTTTTGAGGTATCTGCCATATTAATACTTTATCGCCCTCATTGCTTTGTCTGGAATCGCCTGCCTTCTGTTAATCCCCCGTATCGACTGTTTTGTAATTAGTGGTATCCCGTAATTTCCTGATTCTACTACGTTCTTGTTGTACTCGAATATTTCTTCAAGTATTGCTTTAAGTTTTTCCCTGTCCGGTTTCTGCATCTGCCAAGCCTTCAACTTTTCGTAAATCATGCTTTGACGTTTTCTAAAATTGGCAACTTCCTTTTTCTGCTCCCATTGCTTTGCCTGAACCGTTGACCTTCGTGAAGAACGGAAACCCATAGCCCGTAACGTAGTTTCGCCCATTGTCGGCATGTACGGCCTGTTTCTTTCGTCAAAGATCTTATTACCCCATCTTGTGCTTGCCCCTTCTTCTGATTCCCTTGCCGCTTTGATCATGCTGCTTGCGCCTGCCGGCAGAAGTGCTTCAAGGCCCCTTAACGGCTTGCCTGCCATAAACTGGTGCATTACTTCCCCAAGGTCTCCAACAACCCCGCCGATAGCCCCGGTCAGTTCGATCATGTTCTTGGGTACTCCCGGATCGACCGAAAAAGAACCCGACACATCAACCCCTTTCCCGCCAAGGCCCACGATACCGTAACGTAACGCCTTTTCCGTAGTAGGCCCTATATGCTCGTTGATCGTATCCCAAACATACTTTTCCGGGTCTCTATCTTCGCCAGCAGATTTCAGGAGAAACCCGACCATGCTCATTACGGCAGTCTTTAGCGGTATAGCCGCAGCCCCGCCCAATACGATAGGTGAAGCCATAGCCCATACAAAAGCCCGGATGTTCTTCTTCTTCAACCCAAGGTCGTAGCACATCTGAAGCCAGTTATGGCCGAACTTCTGATATGTGTAGGCCATTTGCGCTATCTTGGAAAACGGGTTCTTGCCTTGCGCCCAAGCCGGAAGTGTTGACTTGCCATAAACGCCGTGCGCCTTCCCGGTCGCATCAACCGCCGCCTCTTGCGCTTCGGCATTGGTCATGCCGTGCTTTTTCGCCAAACGGTACGCCGCCAGTAAGGTAGCGCCCCTGTTCCATTGCTCGGTCTTGCCGAACAGCCACATCGAACCGTTCATTGCTTTCGTAAATGCCTTCCCGTGCAATGCCTGAATCGTACCAAGCGCGTCTCTTGTATACTGCGGGTCATCATAGTTCTTGCTCTTGATCTCGTTCATAAATACCGTCTCATCGGTACTCATGTTATGAGTTTTGCCCTTGGTCATAAACCTTGCATAATCTTTTCCGGCTTTGCCAAGCTCCGCAAACACTTCCGCAAAATTACCGTTACCTTTCAAGACATACTGATGAATCGCCGCCGGAGCGGTTGTCAGCATCGCCGTAAGGTTGACAAACGGCGCTCGGATATTCGGCAATCCAAGATATTTAAAGGTCGCTACACTCTTGGCAATCCCGATTACACGGTCTGTAGAATCGGCATTTCTAAGCTGTTCTTCAATGTACCTTTGAGCAGTTGCGTAGGCGTTACTTTCTGCCGCTGCATCTATCTTGGCAAGCTCTTTCACCATGCGGGCAGCGGTTTCAGCCTTCGCCAAACCTGCCGAAGTATTGGCAAGATATCGTGATGTCCTTTCAAGTGGATCGTTAATGTAGCCCCTGATCGCTTCCCCGTCCTTGCGGTGAACCATCGAACCACGATATCCACGAACCCTGATAAGGTCGGCGGTCTGCTGTATCAACTGCTCCTGAAACTTGGCAAGTATGCTGGAATCGTCCAGCTTGACACCTTCGGAAGCTTTCTTTAACAATTCTTCTGTCGCCATTACGCTTACATGCTGGTACACTTCTTCCGGTAAACGCTTTGTCAAGGATATCTTGACATCTGTGTAACCTTCTTTTCTGATGCTATCGGCCAGCCGTTCCGCCGATCCCCTTGTAGGAGCCATATCAAAGAAGCGTTCTTCAAAGTCTCCTGATCCACGTTTCGCCCGTATCGCCCATTTACCTTGCTTACGGATACGGGGAGCGTAAAAGCCACGCCACGATTCCATTTCCGCAATGACTTCTTTCAGCGATTTCTTGTTTACTTCCTGTTTGTACTCATCAAACACGTTGATAAATTCGGGAATATCGACATCTTCGATTTCCTGCTTGGACTTTCCGGCAAACGCCGCCTCTTCCTTCTTCTTTTCCAGAATCGCAACCATCGGAGCAATCATCTTGTCAAGAGCATTGTCCATAGCGCTTCGTATGGATTTCCATACCCGAATCGTTTCCTCGGATATCCCAAGACTTCGTTGATACTGCTCGAACAATGCCACACGCTCGGCCACAGGAGCGGTTTTGTCAGCGTTCCAAGGCCCCGTCATGGCATCGCCTTCATCCAGCATGTTCATCAAGTCGATATATTCCTTGGATGTCTTGCCGGTCATTTTCTGTGCAAACGTAAGGCCCTTATGCTTTAACGCCTGAATGTTTTCCAACAGGCTTCCTTCTCCGCCTAACGGATCTTCAATCAGTTCGTTGAAGTTTTCGCTGAAAAGGTCGTGCCGCTCTATGGCGTGTTTGACTATCTTCTGGACATTCTCGTGATCCCACCATTCGGGAGATTTCAGGAGTTGTTCCCAAAATCCTAAAGCCGGATGATTCCTGGGCAATAACTGGATAATATTCTTGATCATGTATCCGGTTTCACGATTCAGCCAACTTTTGCCCTTGCCTTCCGGCTGGCTCATCGACTTATCAAACAGGGCTTGCAACTTGGGGTCGAGCTTGGTGGAATACTGGATACCTGTATTTGCTTGATCTGCCATTTCTCGAATGGCATCAAGTTTTACGCCATTTCTTTCAAGGAGGGCAATTTTGTCTAAAACTTTTTGATCCCAAATAACATAATTGTAAGAGCCTTCGCCTTTTTCTCTGCTAAATTGGTCTAAATATTTATTGCCAGGTATTCCAGCCTTGCGGAATATTTCAGATGCTTCTTGTTGGTTGCCATCTAAAGCCCTCGTTATCGCATTATATAAATCTCCGCCCGTTTTAGGCGGTGGGATGCTTGTTACTCCCCATACATCCAATACAACATTTTCTGCCCAATCTTCTTCTTCAGCTAAATCAGGAAACCGCCTTGTAAGTGCTTCGTAAGCCTTGCCGTCATTTTCTAAAACAAGCGTTATTTCGTCTTCCGTAAAACCTACAGTTTTAATAATCCTTAAAACTTCAGGTAGCGCATATTTGCTTCTCAAATTAGGTTTTAATTTAAAATGATTATCTTTTCTAGTTGAAGCGACAACATTAAGAACCGCCTTATTTTTCGTTGAACGCTCTATTTTATCAAGAACAGCATCAGAAACCTTTTTATCCCAATTTAATAATTGCGGAATAATGCTATCTGGTATGTCAAGGGTATAAAGAGAGCCAAATTCTCCCGTTGTTTTGATTCTATCACCAAGGGCTTGGAGTAATTCTTTTTGTTTGCTAAGTTCCCATGATACATCAGGAAACTTCTGCATACTCCTGTCGGCTTGCAATCCCTCTATTTCTTTGATTGCCACTTCAACACTACCAAGTTTACCGACTCTGCTTAATGCGTCTTTTGAGATTGTTCTGGCTCTTTGCAAACCGATAATGTCTTTTGCAACTTCGGCCATTCGGTCAACTGTTGCAACAGACCCATCAAGCAAAACATTGTCGTAATTATCTAAAATGATTTGGCGGTATGTCGTGCCAGTGTCTTTTGCATCGGCCATATAAAAACCGTGGCCAAAAGCCGCCCCGCCTTCGCCTGAACCAACCTTGTCCAATCTTGGCCTGCCATGCGGGAACCCTTTTTCTGGTGGCCAAATGTGCATAGTGCCATGATACACGGCCTGATAAAGTATATTCGGATTCTTCTCGTCGAAAGTCCCACGATTGAAGATGGATTTTATTTGGGTGGGGGAGAATGAGACGTATTGAGCATGTCTTGGCAGGCCCTCTCCTTCTGACACATTCTTAGCAATCACGCCGTCGTGCCCATGAGCTTTTGCGTAATCAATAGCATCAAATACATCGATACCACTTGCCCCTTTTAGGTCAATAACGTAAGGTTTCTTGAGGCTAAGATATGTTTCTTCAATTCGGTATCCAAATTCTTCGGCTATTTTGCGTTTGTCTGTGAAGAAAAATTCATTTTCTTTTGACTTAAAAGCTCTGAACTTTTGAGAGCTTGTTCCATGATAAACCACCAACGGCCTTCCCTCGGCATCCACTACCTTAGATTTCCCGAACCACTTCTTAAAGTTCGGGTTGTCCATGATGTTCTTGGCCGCCTGCTTGACGGAAAGCTTCACCGACTGAGCGAATTCATTTACACCAGCCCCGCCTTTCCTCTCATAAATCTTCCCTGACTCCATCCCTCTGAGAACACTTCTTGAAGTGGCGTGAAACAGGTTGATAAAAGAATCTATTAGGTCGCCAAGCCGTTGAAGGACTTTGCCTATTGTCGTTCCACGGTACTTATCCCGTTCTTGCAAAGCCTTTTCGATCCATCTCGCTTGGTCTTCTTCGGTGGGCTTATAGGAAGGGTCTTTCTTCTCGGTGCGTATCCGGGAATCAATGGCTTTTGATTCGCCTATAGTGACTTTGCCAAGGTTTTTGATAAGGTGATAGGACTCATGGGAGAGTGTCCATTTGTCGCCCACGCCCTTGACAATCTCAATGGTGGCCGTAGAAGGATGATATGCTCCTGCTATCCGTTCAGCCGTTCCCTTCGGCCTGCCGTATGCTATCTCAAACGATGCTTTGTTTTCGGCTATCTGCTTAACGCTTTTGACGGTATATTTTTCGCCGTATCTTGTCGCAACAGTGAACGTGCCGTCGCCGTTATTCTTGACGGTCTGTTTTCGGAAAGTGTTTTTGACTTGTTTGAAAAAGGCAAGGTTATCCAATGCCTGTTTTTTCAGCAGGTTTGCGCCGTATTCTGCAATGCGGTCTTTTGCGGTTTCAGTTACGGATGGTTTTCTGCGTTCAATTCCGATTCTACGTTCAGGTGCGCGGCCATACCGCTCGTTGAAAACTTCACGTCTGCGGTCTCCGGATCTGCGCTCGGTCGTTCTTCTGGCTATCTCATTGGTTGCAATCCGGGATGCGCCTTTGGATATGGCTGTGTCAAGGCGGGTGGAGAACTGGGTTTTTTCAGCCTCGGCCTTGGTGGGCTTGGTGGCTTCGGGCTTCGGCTCAATCCCTTCGACTTTTTTAATCGCCTCAATGACTTCGGGTTTTAGGTTGTGCCCAAGGAGCCAGTTGTTGAAGGCGGTTAAATTAAAATGGGGGTCTTCTAATTCGTTAATTTTCTCTACTATATTTTTATATTCATTTCCCGTTAGCGCATTAGGTTTTGGGGCAAATAGAGCAAATTTCTTTTCAAAAGAAGAATAATTAATCATTTCATTGCTGTATCGTGGCAATGATTTGGCATTAGCAACGGGAAAAGACTTTGCGTCCTTTTTGAATTTTTCAAGAGCTTCTTTTGTGTTTAATATTTTATAAACACCATCACCCGGAACATTTAAAGATATCATGTCATCTTTAAATGGCTCAAAAAGATTCAAAAGATCACGCCGCCGTTCTGGTTGGTCTGCAAATGGCATATGATGCCAATAAGGCTCATCCTTGTCTTTGAAGACTTCGTGTCTATAAGGAGCCTGCTCTATCGCCTTATCAATCTCAGCAAGCAAATAGGTTTTCTGCTCTTTTGGGGTTAATGCTTTGGCTTCGGCCTTTGGAATGTCGGCCACAACATCGTCGCCTTCAATCTTGATATCATCTTTAACCGCCTCAACCTCTTTCTCTTCTGCGACTGTTTTCTTAACAGGTTCAACCTTCGGCTTCGGTGCTTCCTTCACCTCAACCTTCTTTTCCCCCGGCCACTCCCTCACGTCCTTTGCTTCAACCATGCGGGACTTTCCACCGGGTAGAACGACCTGCACCTTACCCTTGTTCTTGCCCCTCTTAATTTCCCTTGCCTGAATGATCGGCCGGAATTGATTATTGACCCACGCACGACCAACGGCGTGTTGTGAAGGTTCCCCTATGCCTTTATCGGAGATCGTCTCGCCTGCGGCCTCTGGCTTCGTCTCAGGTGGTTTCTCTTTGGCTTTAACCTTTTTTGCCTTCAGCTTTTCCTGCCCCTTCCGGAATTCCTCAATCTTGTCGTCGATGGTTTTCAGCAGGTTTTCTTCCGTCAAATCCACAACACCAATATTCGGGTGCCTTCCAGAATTCGGTTCGGTGAAATAGAACTGATGGCTTGCAGGGGCCTTTCCCGCCCCCGGCTGAATGCCCTGATACACAAGCCCAAGCTCCGGCCTTTGCTCGTTGATTCGATCCACAACGGATTCGGGGATGATCTCGGTTTCTACTTCCGGTTTAGTTGCTTTCTTTTCCGCCTTATCCGCCTCGATCTTGGCTTTCAAGTCGGCCTGTTCTTTCGCAATACGGATCTCAGGCGGCTCGCTTGCTTCAAATTCCGGCGTAGTCTTAAAGCGGTCGTAAAGGTACTGAAGGGCTTCCGGGTTGCCCATCTTGGCTTTTTCGATTCGCTTTTCCAGATCCCACTTCACTTCCTGCGGGATGGACAATTCCGATGTGTAGGTTTTGGCAAAAGTAATCAGGCTTTCAGCATCCCTTGAAAGTGCGGCCCTTTTTCCGTGCAGGTGTTGGGCCTCCTGTTCTTTGGCAAGCCGTGACTTCTCCGCCGTTTTGGCCGCCATTTCTGCTTCGATTTCGCTTACACCAATGCCACCCTCTTCTTCCGTCGCAAAATCTTCCTTGAACTTCTTTGCTTTGGCCACCTTGCGCTTGCGGTCGAACTCCATCACTTCCTTGCTCATCTGTGCGGTTTGTTCGTGTGGAAACGTGATGGGTTCTTTAATTTCCGTCTTTTCGGATACCGTTGGCGGTTCTTCAACAACCTTCTTTTGCGGTTCGGCCCCGAAAATATCGTCCAACTGCTCGTCAACGCTTTTCTTGCCCGTGGCCTTCTTATATTCCGCTATGACCTGATCGACGGTTGCAGACGGTATGCCTTCCTTTTCAAAAGCGGGTTTCCACGAAATCGCTTCGTCAATACTGATTTTCCCGGCATGAAGCCCTTGCTTCAGGTTTTCAATGGCCTTTTGCTGATCGACAGCGGATTTGGTGGGTTCGGCTGCGGTATCGGTTTCGGTTGCGGTTTGTGTTCCCACTCGTGCCTTCACGCCTGCCCTGTGTGCTGCGCCCCCAAGCCCTACGCCCATAGTGAAGCCTGTCAAACCGCCTTCTGCGGCTGCTTCATCTACATTCCGATAGGGGGATATGGTCGGATCAACGTATTCTTTCGCAACAATATTGCTCTTGTATTGTTCGTATGCGCTTTGTGGTATTTCCTCAAATGATTCCAGAAGCCCCTGTTTACCCAAGGTTCTTGGTAGGGTCTTTCCGATCTCGCCCCCCATCGTTTTACCCATGAAAGCCCCGGAAGGCGCACCAAGTATGGCAGTTGCACCACCCACTTTCAGCCCTGCATCGATAGCAGCGTTCTTGGCTACTTCCTGCCTTGCAAGCATTACCCTTTCGTTTTCTGAAAGGCTTGAATCGGTTTGCTGTAATGCGGATATGAAATCTTCGGTTTGCCCAAGCCGTTCAATCGGTGCGCCCATTACCGTGTCGTAAGCATCCTTGGCCGCCTGTGCGCCCCCGACGCTTCCCTCACCGATGGCACCTCCGACAATACCGGCCACAACTTTGGGCATACCAAGCCTGATAAGCAATCCTGCCGTTTTGAATCCCAAGCCCATGCCGAAACCGCTTGAAGGGGCTGACTTTGCGATACTACCCAATATCTTAGGTGCGCTTGTCCACGCTGGCCCCATGTGTCTCTTGCCTTCTTCGTCTTTGACAAAGAAAGTCTTAGCCTGCTCTGCCTTGTAAGCCGGAGTCAATTCGGACTGTGATTGCAGTTCCCGCTCTTTGTAAAGATCTTCAACCTTCTGGCCGATGGTGCCAAGGCCAACAGCTTGAAGCCCACGGCCTGCAAGCTGCCCTAATTGGTCAAGACCTGATGCAAACTCACGGCCATAATCGCCAAAGGTTGTGCCGCCTTTAATGGGCTGCTCTATCGGCTTGCCGTCAATAGAAACAAGATCCCATCCGTCGCTTGCGGGTTCTTCGTCGTATATTTTTTTGACTGTCCAATCAGACATTTAAAGCCCTGTTTTTAGAAGAAGGTTTCAAGTGGTTTCCAAATCCCGCCACGTTTTCTTGCAACATATTGACCATCTTTGATAGCAATCGTAAGACCATCAATAACACCCTTGTTCTTCGGCAAGTTCGGCTTTTGCGCTTGCCCTTGGAGTGCTTGCCACTTCCCGCCAGGTTGCTTAATCACATAATGATCGCCCATAACCGAAAGTTGAACATTGTCGGCTACGCCTTGGACTTTAGTATAAGGCGTAGGTGGTTTTGGTTTGGACTGTTCAGTCGTTTTTACTTGTGGCCTTTCAGACGGGATTTCTGCCGGCTGCGCTTCTCCCGGTTTGCCTACCCCTACCAATCCGGTTTTAGGGGTTGTTCCAACCTCAACAACCTTGTTGCTTTGAGCATCAAATTTGTATTTTTTACCATTACCAAACTCAACCGTTTTGCCACCTGCTTCTACAACACTTTGCATTGCGCTTTCGGGCATACCTTCAGGGGCTATCGGCAAGGTTTTGGGCTTTTCAGACTGAAACCATCCCCTCGCCTCGGCAAACTGCAAGTATCGGTTTGCCGCTTGCTTCACTCTCGGATTTCCAGCACTCTCGGCTATCTGACTGATACGTTCAAGGATGGTCTGCTTTTCTCCACTTCCAAGCCCTTCGATATTGGCAATACTCCCATAATTGATAATGGCATCCGAATCATAATCTTTCAGGACATTGCCTAAAGCCGTCATTTCTTTATTTGCTTGTTCCTGCGTGTACGATTTCCCGCCAATATCAAAGGAAAGCTTGCCGCCCTTCCCGCCTCCGGCCATTTCCTGCCGAAGCTTTTCTCTCTGAGCCCCATACAGTAAGCCCCGTTGACGGCTCGTTTCAATTTCCTGCTTCTCTTTGGCGGTCATTTCTTTCGGTATCAGCTTGTAAAGAGCGGCCTTGTCCTTTTCCAGCCGTTGAATGCCCTTTGCGTATTCTTCGCCTTTGAATCGGGAAAGCATGTTGATTTGGTTGTCAATCGCATCAATCATAACTTGCGGGTTCTTCATGGCCTGTTCGAGCTTGCCAAGTTTTGCAATCGCTTCTTGCGCTTCCGGGCTTTTGAGTTGCGGGTCTTTCTGCTTCAGCTGTTCAAGAAGTCTTGCCCCTTTTTTGAATTGATCCCTCAACCCCTTCTTTACATCGTAATTGGCTGCTATAAGGCCCTGCACACTTGGGGCGTTTGCTTCCACTTCGCCCATTGTCAGAACGGTTCCGTCCTTCTTGACATACTGGCCGTAGGTTTTACTGTTGTGGTCAAGGTCAAGATTGGCATTGAATATATGGCCTATCTTTTCGGCCAATGTATGTTTTTCGCCTTTGGATTTATACACAGCGTGATCGAGCGCATCCATGTCCGGGAATATTGCCGCAACGGTTACGGGTGCATTTCTACGGCTCAATTCAGCCTGTGCGTTCTGGCTTGAAAGCTGCTGCGCTGGCAAACCAAGCTCATATGTTTGCTGTTGCCTTGCCCTGTCCTCATCCTGCAACCGCATTTGACGTTGAAGAAGGCCCTGCTCTAAGGCAAGTCTCGCTTTATCGGCTCTTGCCTGCCCAAGCCCTGCAAGGCCGGTTCCTAAATTATTGGAAAGATTGTTTAATGCGTATCCTACCGGATTTCCGTATGGCATTTTAATAATCCCTTGTCATTTTTTCTTGACATTTAAGGCTATTCGTGCTTATCCTTAAGAAAAGGAGAAAAACTATGAAAAAGATACTTGCCGTTATTATGATTTCGATGTTTCTCTGCGTCGGTTGCGCCCATAAGCCGAAGCCGGTTGAAGAAATGTCCTTTTCGGAACAAATTATAATGGAATATAAAAAAGAACAGGCTGAAAAGGAACGCACGGAAAAAGCTAAAAAAGTGTTTTGGTACATCACCGAAGCCGGGGCTATCGCCATAATTGGCAATTCGCTTGGCCTTGACGGCGCTATTGAAAGTGCCATTTTGAGTAAATAGCAATTTTAAGCAAGTCCAACCCCGCTCATTCCGCTCGTGTCTCCATTATCTCCCTGTGTCCCTGCTAGGCCACCACCAAGACCGCTTGCGGAGCCAAGCCCATCTCCGCCACTTGAATCGCTACCAGTTCTACCAGGACTCATTCCTGCAATCGAATCCGCAATATCAGATGCACCCGGTATAGAGCCGCCGATATCGCTTCCAAAACCTAAAGCGTCCGCAACATCCGACAGGCCCATGTCACCAAAACCGCCCCTCCCGACACTGCCTATTGAAGCCGCAAGGCCCGAAGCTCCCGGAATGCCGAAACCGGATAGCGCCGTCGAATCTTGCGCATTATCCCCGAACAAGCCGCTAATCAAACCACTGATCTTCGATGCAACTCCGCTAACACCCTTGCCAATCAGACCGACAACCTGGCTTGTAAGGGTTTGGCCGCGATTAGCTGAAAGTTCTGCTTTTGTTGCATTGATTTTAGCCATTTCATCATATTTGTTTTGCTCTTGTAACTCTGCATAAGTTGTTTGATCTTCTTCGGAATATGGGTCATTTATATCTTGCCTTGCCGCAATAGGATTGGTGGATATATCATATCCAAATACTGAGGATGGGTTTTTGCTTGCTTGGGCATTAACTGCTTCAGCATGAACATTGCCTAAATTTGTTACTGCATTCGGGTCATTTTCTGTCAAAGTCGAATAAGTTGAAAGATTTTCTTCAGAATATGGAGCTAAAGCCTCCTTCGCTCTTGCCGCATTGATTGGTGTGCCTAAAATAGTATTCATTGTCTGAAGCGTTGCCAAAGGAACACCCAAAACAGCCGCTATTTTCGCCAACGATGCCACAGGAGCTTGCGAAACGGCAGTAGATAAAGCCTTGTCAGACAATATACTGCTTGCAACAGCCGGTGCTGTTTTGCCCAATAAGCCGGTAACATTGCTTGCTATATCCGTAATTGTAGGCGTAGAAACCTGACTGACTAAAGCGTCCCGTGCTGTAGTTTCTGCCGTCACTCCTTTCGGTGCGTTTCCTATCATCGCCCCGGCCTGTAATCCTTCATCCATGACAACCGAATCCGGTTGAGACAGATACTTTTCCAGCGGTGTAGTCGTTTTATTTGTCGTATCCGTCGAAGCCGCAAGCCCCGTTCCAAGCGCCGAAACCGCCGGGGAAGCTTTACTCCCCACCATCATGGCCTTTGACATCGTGGAAGGATTATACCCGCTTACATACGACGAAGCGGATGGCCTGCTTGTAAGCCCCGTCCTTTGCCTGCTCCTGTAAGAAATTGGTGTGGATGATCTTGATTGCATTAGAACAATAACCCTCCGATACCGCCCAAAAGCCCGGATGTAAGACTTGAATAAATGTTCCCGCCTGTCAGGTATTCCGTCAACCCGCCGACTGCCGCCCCGCTTAAGGCCCCGGTTAAATCGTTATCCCCAAGAAGGCTTTTGCCGATCTGCCCCCCGGCGATACCTGTACCCAACCCCGTAAGATAGGTCTTTGGCGAAGTCAGCGCCTTTGTCCAGTTCGACATATTCCCGGCCCCGGCAGTGGAAAAGAAATCGCTTGCGGAAGTCTTGCCGATCTCTCTTAACCCTTCGCCGTAATCCGCAAGGTTTGTCGTTGCATCTTTTGAAAGACTTGATGCAGTCCCGGCAAGGTTCCCCGTTTCGCTGGTCGCCCCATAAATGCTTGCCGGATCACCCGCCTTATACTGCATATATCCAAGGCCGAGATTAGTTCCAAGCCCAAGGCCGCTATAAAGGTTTGCCTTTTTGTTCTGCTTTTCCTGCTCCTTCATCGATTCTTCACTTAAGGCAAGGGAAGCGTCCGAAAGCTCTTTCTCCTGTGCAAGCCGTTGTTCTTCCAGCCCCAACATCTTGTTTTGATACTTTTCCGCATCCTTGGCCGAATATAGAGACATCAGGGAAGGAGTCTGTGCATTGATCGCCTCAACATAATTCGGCTTCACCCTGCGCCCGACAAGACCGCTGTATTGCCGCATGGTAGCCATTTATCGTATCCCTCCAAGCATATCGTAATACATCTTTTCCCTTGCAAGCTGGTTCTTGTACTGGCCATATCCAAGCAAGCCGGAACCGGCCACATTCGCCAACCCAAGCCCTTCGGCTATCGGCAGTTCATTTTGATAATCTTTAAACTGCTTTTGAGCCAGTCCAAGCCTCCTTGTGCCAAGATCATAGTTTTGCGCCAATGACCGGGAAGCAAGATCGGATCGTTTATCTTGGGCCTTCCGGTTTAAAGCGGCGTTCATGGATGCAACCTTTTTTCGCATCTCGGCAGAAGCAAACATTTCGTCGGCTCCAACCGATGACAGGATTGCTCTTTGCGTACTGTCAAGGCTTTTTAGCTTCTGCATAGCCCTTTGATATTGCGGATTGTCGTAATATGAAGGCATCTTTTAACCCTCCCCTTTTAGTACATGCCAATCGGCATAGCATAACCCTGCTGGTACAGATTGATAAAATCTGATCGATTCGCGCTGCTTTTAACCTGAATCGTCGGATGGTTCGCCCCTAATCCTACCTCTATCCATAGATGGGTATATCCATATTTGTTATGTTCCCCTCTAAGATCAATAATGCGTCCAGTAGTTACGCTTGAACCTAATGGTCTATAATAATATGTAGCTGGCTGATCGGGATCGCCAGATATATAGAAAACAGCAAATGCTGTTGAACAACAACTTGGTAGTAGCAATGAGGTTAAACTTGCCCATGTAGTAGTTACCGAAGCGCCACTTTGTATAGTTATAGCCTCATCCCATTCTATTTCACCTGGTCTTGCATGGCTAAACTCAATCAGTTCTGCCGCCGCCGCTTTGGTCTTAAACAGCCCGATACAAAGATCCTCGCCGTTGTACCAGCCGTGTTTTGCATCCGACCAAGTAGGAAGCGTATCGGAATTGACTATTTCCGAATCTGTAATCAGATTGGTTCCAGCCGTTACCACCGCCGAATCGTCGATATAAACTGCGTACCATGTATCCGCCGCCAAATCGGTCGAACCCGCATTGCTCCCACCAGATCCGAAGTCAAAAGTAATGTCAGAATCCCAATAAACCGTCTGCGCCGTAGTGCCTGCATGGTAGTATCGTGCGGGCCTTAAAGTGATGGTGTCGGTATCGCTGTAGGTAAACTTTGTGGAATTGTGAGCATAAACGCCTAAAGTAGTCCGGGCTGCCGCCGCCGTGGTATCGTCGATAAGGGTCTTGATATAGGTTGAAAAGCCGAGCGTGGTTAAGGCGTTTGTGGCCGCCGCATCGTCTAACACGGTCTGCATGAATGCCGAAACCCCAAGATCTGTCAGTGTTTGCGCCGTGATATCCATCTTCTTCCATCGCTTATCACCGGCATTGGAATCAGGCGCTATGATATCGGGGTCTGACTCTGCTTCCCCAGAATCCGCATCGATGTAGTATGGAGCAAGCAATCCATTGACAAGATCGAACACAATCGCCCGTGAAGTGCCGTCCAGCAGATCACCGTTGATCGAATCCAAGGTATAATCCGTCCCGCCGGTTGTTCCGGTCGCAAAATAACAAGCACTTTTAGCCATCGATTCTTTCCTTCCTGTATCTTATCCCCCAACCAATCGGCTGAAATCCTTCTGCCGTGTTGTCGGTTGTAATCTCAAACCGGAATCGGTGTGACCACCCGTACCAGTCGCCGTGAATCGTGTTTCGGATGATACGGTTCGGCGTTTCGCTTACGTTGAAAAAGTTGATTACGTTTAATTGACTCGACACCCATTCCCCGCCGCTCCAATCCACCCACTCGCAACCGTCCCAATCCGACCACTTACCGGCAAGCCCCCCGCTCACATCCGTTGAGGCGGAATGCCCGATCTCAAGGTTGTGCGTCTCTGATATCGCTTTGGCAACCACCTTCAATTCCCTGATCCGGGTCATGTGCCACATATTGCCGGTCGGGAAAAAATCTCCCGTTTCAATTACCTGCCGAATACCTTCGCCGTTCCACGATTCCCCGTATTCCAGCCGCACCAAATGGCCCGTATCAATGCCGCCGTAGGTGTACTTGATCCCGTTTGTATCCATGACCGTAAACCCGCATTGCGGCATTTCCGCAAGATCGGTCACTTTCTCAAACCACTTTTTCCGCAGCAGGTCGTAGCATAACCATTTGTTGCAGTCGGTTTGATTGGCCCCGGACGGAATCAACAGGTTGTATTCTTTATTCTCATTGTCGAACCATCCACGGGCATTTTCAATCGCTTCCCAATTAATGCACTCCGGATCATCGGTTTTGAAAAACTTGTCAATCCCCCGAATCGGGGTAATTACCGCAAGATCGAAAACTACCGGGCCGCTGTTCGACAGCCAAATCAGGATATTCCTTGTCACATCCTGCGCCATGTCATAGCCCACCTCGGCGGAGGCTAAAGTCAACGGTGCCGGGCACCCGATATTGTCCGATATCGGATGAATCTTGTAATCTTCCGGGCTGTCCCCGACCAACAGATAAGTTGAGCTTTTCGTCAGCCCCGCCCAACCGCTTACGAGGTTCGACCCTACACGGTTACAAATCTCCATCCCTGCCGTCAGGTCGTCAAAGTTGCCGAAGTACAGGCTTTGCAGCCCGTCCATCGAGCTTAGCTCACCGTTAAGTACATTCGGAGCATACGGCATGGTATAGTCAACCCTGTTGCCTTGCTTTCCAGCCACGTCACCACACAGCAGCAGCATGTTCTTATAAAACGATGGAAACTTGTATCCGCCCCTTACGGTGTATTGCGCCGGTATGCCCATCACCCGGTCAACCACAAGCTCATTATCGTCATCGTCAGCCGTACCGGAAAGCGTGGCGCTTACGGTGATTTCGTAGGCGTACCCATAAACCCCGAACATATCCACAGGATGCTCTGCCGAAGCTGCCGGAGCCTGCCAACTCATCAGCCCGGTTTGCCCTAAAGTGTCACCGCCATTTGATGTTCCATCCGTGACCGTTCCGACCGTAGTAAAGGCCGCGCCCGTCCAATACTTGATTGTGACTGTGGCCGCATTGGTATTGACAAGACCCGCCGCCATTTTGCATTTGATAGCGGTCTGCCGCTCATCGAACATGGCAATGATCTTGCCGCTTGTCGTCATGCCGTCCAGAACAGCGCCGATCTCATACCCGGTGTAGGAATCTTCGTTTACTTCGAGGGTGAAGTCCCGGTATTCGCTACCGGTATAAAACTGGAACTGAATCGGCTGCCTTAATACGCCGTCCCAAATATCGGTTAATTCCTGAAACGGGGCATCCACCGTAACCATGTAGATAGCCGCATCACCGGCGCTCAGCGCAAACTGATAGGCGTACATATACATGCCGTTGAAATGAAACGGCTTGGCAGTCGCTACCGTTGAATCGAAAGAAAAAATTCCGGTATCGGCTAAAGCGTGTGTCCCGTCGCTCGTTCCGTCCGATGGGTTTCCGACAGCCGCAAACGTGGTGCCGTTATAATATGTGCAGGCAAGAGTCGCCGCAGTCGTGTTGGCCGTCTTGACATAGTATTTCACGGCCTTTAAGGGGCGTGGCGAAAACACGACCCAATATTGCCGCCCGGCTACAGCCCCTACAGTCACATAATCGGTAGCATTAGCAGAAAGCGTGTTCGATAGCGCGTCAGTAACGTCAATCGGGTTGGCCCTTGCCGCATCCGTGCAGGTGATAAACCCGCCGCATCTCATCTCTGTACCGGCCCAAATGTAGGTCTTTTCCTGATTGCAATAGGCGATATGGCCGTCAGGGGCCTTGGACAGCCGCCCAAGATTGCCGGTCGAATCGGTTAATAGCGCCGTGCCGTTGAACCCGCCCTCGTCAGGAATCGCAGTCGTGTTGTAATAAAGAGCCGCTTCATCCTTTGCGCTGTTAAAAGCATGTACGATTGTATAAGATGCTGTATCGTAAGCCGTCCGCAGTTGTATCCCGGATCGGATCAAGGGATGTGCCAGCGTATCGTCGCCCGTAGCAAGACCTTCAACTCCGTCCGTGATTGACTCGCTGTCTTCATCCAATAATGTCGAGCCGGAATTGATTACACGATACCCTCGGACACCCTTTTTCCCGCGGTCTAAATACCGGGTGTTAATCAGGGTCTTATAATTGTCCGGGCCGATAGTAAGCGGGTCGTCATCAGGCCGCCATTCACCGTCAAACCCGTATTGGATCGTAGCAAGCTCATCCCCCTGATCGACCATTAAAGGCTCGTTCTGCTGCATTTATTTAACAACGTCCTCGGATTCTTTGACCTGCTCGTTAAAATCTGCCCGGTATCGGTCTAAAATCTTGTAGTACAAACTCATCAGGCCGTCATATCGGGATATCTGCCGATCTTTTAAAAACATCATGGCTGCAACGTAATATTTCAGGGCAACATCATAATGCGCCGGGGTCGGAATAGTATCTGTAGTTGCCGTGATTGCAGCAGGCAGTGAAAGCATATACAACTTTATATCCTCGGTTGTTCTTGCCGAAAGCATGGGATAAACCCCCACTTTCCCGTCAAACTCGTACCAATATTCGGGCTTATCTTCCTGCCCCTCATGACCTATATGTGTAGGAGTCCCCCTTTTCAGCCCCGCCTTCTTGCCGTTTGCATCTGTATAAACAACTGCGTTGACCGCTATATAAGTAGTCGATGTAATGCTGTATTCAACGGTGTTGCTTGCAAGATCGATCTCTTCGGTTTCTTCCAGGCATCCGGTTCTTGTCGCAATATCCTGTACGCCGTCATGGATCGCCGGAATGATATCTTCATCGTCTTTCCAGAAGGCATCCGAATCTTCACCGGCAGTTGTAAGGACTTCGTGAATCAAGTAACGGACTTTGGTAATCAAATCACTGACAAGTGTTGAAGAAGTTCTTTGTGATCCCATTTACGCCGATATCCCCCTTCTCCCGGTGTTTGCTCCAAGCATTTTACGGCTCAGTTCCCGCACCCTGATCTTGTCCTTCTCCCACTCGTTCACCCACATTTGCGCAAACAAAACTTCAATCTGCGTAGCAATAGCCGCCCCTGCACCCCTTTCCATCCGCTTAGAATTGCCGTGCAGTTTGGCAAGCGCACCGTGCCAAAGGGCTTCATGCACTTCTGCCGGATGATACGGGTAAGCCGATGCGCTCCACGTTGCGATATCAGCAACCTCCTTCTGATAATTAAAGAAAAGGTTGTACTGATCGTTTGCGGCTGGATACCAAAACAGATAATGGTATATGGTAGGTGTGGTAGGATTTGCGATATGTTGCCAATGCCGGTATCGGATCGGCCTTCTCGCACTTCCGACATCAATCCACGACGAGCTTCCCCTGACATCCTGTTCGCTGATCGGGTCTGTCGGATGGCCGTCGAAAGTTGGCGAGTCAAGAACCTGCTTGAAATCCCACTGGCTTGCTGCTCCGGCCAATATCGTAGTCGTATTTAAAACAAACCCGCTATGGTAAACACTCCCTCCGCTTGTGTAAGTAGTCATGGACGAAGTGTCTATAGCATCCGAGCCGTCAAGGGTTTTGAGCGAAAAAGTATCCGCATCGATGTATTCAAGAAGAAATTGCCTGCCGTTCAGTTCTTCCGGCTCATCTAATCCGTCGATGGTAACGATATCCCGGATTGTCGCATGGTTATGAAACCCGTGGCCCGTAACATCCGAATCAATCGAATCTGCGGTAATGACTCCCGGATCTGCCGCCGTTATATCGCTGATGTTGGCATAGGCAACCGTCCGTAAGCCGTCATACGGCACGATATCCCAGGCAAGCGGGAAACTGTCACAATCCCGCAACTCCCTGTCTGCTGATATGATTGCATCTTTGATAAGAGCATCAAGGGCATTGTCGCTGCGGTCAAAGATAAGAAACCGCCTGCACTTATCAACAAGCCCTTGCGTTGTTATCCTGCTCGCCATAGGCTTTTACTCGCTTTCATCTTCAGGGTTGAAGCCAAACTTCTTGATGTCATCGAGCGTTTCACGCGTACCTGTCTGTTTCTGGTCTTCATATTCCTTCTGCGTGGCCTCTACTATTCTTTCATACGGATAGGTCTTGACGCTGCCGACTACTTTCCTCGGCTTGTTCGGAAGCTGCCGGAAAACCTCCCTTGTCGCATGATCGGCGGCCAATAAAAACCGCTGCGGCAAGATTACTTCGGATTCCCTTTTTATCAGCAGCGTCTCCCCGTTTACCGCAAGCTGAACGCTTTCTGTATCCGTAGGTGAAGACCTCGCATGAAACTTGACCTTGAAATACTTCTCAATGTAAGTTTCTTTCGGTTGTTGTTCCTCTTTTTCATCAATGGAAAATTTAGTTCCGGGGTTCTTCTTTCCCTCTGACATTCTTTGTTTTCCTTTCAGTTTGGACATTTTACATATATGTTCCGGCTTCAAACATCAGGTAGTCGGAAGTCGCGTCAAGAAGGTAGGTCGTGTCGGAAATCTTGAAACCCGCCTTTGTTACGGTTCCCGAAGCCTGCGCCACAAAATCGTACATCCCGGTCAACGCATGAATTCTGCCCGATTTCAGAGCTTCGTTCAGCGTAACTTCGTTGGCCTGCTCTCCGTTTGAAGTTAGAGCGGTTAAGGTCGCCCATTTGCCGTCCACACAAATCCGGCTACCCACACCGACATAAGTTGTGCTACAAACGTCATTCCAATTTCCGGTTCTATTGGTGGAGTTTCCAAGCGTCCATGTATCAATCGCTACACCCGTTCCTTCACTCCTTTTGTCCGGGTTGGGATCTTTGGCAAGGTAGGTGGTAGTGGAAGGTGTCGAAGAAGAAGAAATGATGTCTCCCCCTCGATAAATGGCGATACCTTCAGTTGCCGCAAGATCGGCAATGTCTATATCCAGATCGTCGTCGCCGGTTCGCAAAATGCCTTCCACAGCCGCCAACGTCCGCATGTTGACAGACCATTCAGCCAGAATCTTGGTGTCTGTAGTCAGGCTGAAGATTTTCACCCAATCCGGGATGAAGCCAAGCCCGATATATAGAGCCGCATTCTGCTGCAAAAAAGTTCCAGTTATGCGCTTACTCATGGTTTAAATTCTCCTGTTGGTTTTAAAGTTTATGCCTTTATCGTCAAACGCCCCTATCAGTTAGGGTTGGCCGTTGCCGCACATTCCAGACGGGCAATCCAGCTTTGATTAAGAATTGCCGATGCCTGCATGGTTTTCCACGAAACAAAGCCAATCTGCCCCAACATATCGCCTACCTGCGGTTTCGGGTTGACAACCATCGGGGTAATTGCGTTCTGCCCCTGAAGCGGAACAATGGCGTAGGCGTTCTTGGATACAAAAATCATCGGGTAAACGTCGCAAGGCGCTGCCGAAGAAACAGCCACACCACCGGAAAGATAGGCGGTTCCGCTTGCGCCACCAGCCAGCCAGGGTTCAAACATCGGGGTCAGAATGATTCTAAACTGCTCGATTGCCCCGATCTCTCCCGGAAGGGCTTTGCCTGAATCGGCATAGTCTTTCATCGGGATGAACCCGCTGATGCCCCTCAAATCAGCGTCAAGGTCGGTATGGCCCAAGGCAAAATAACCCGGCATAACAGCTTCGGTGCTAATGGCCGCCGATGCCTTTACGATCTTGGAAATCTCCCGCGCTTTGTACTTCTTGAAATAGCGGTAGATTCTCCTGAAATCCCCGCGGGTCGGCGGTGAAGCTACCGATGTTCTGGCCGATACGCCATTTGCGTAATATCAATCTGTTACTTTGATGACCATCTTTTAGGATGGCGGGGGAAACACTTCGGATTCCCCTCTTACGGTTTCCCGTAAGTTCAGACTATCGCATCACCCCGGAAAGCCACCGGGGGCCGGAAGATTTAGTCGTTGCGGGTAGCAAGTTCCTGTCTGATTCAATATCTTCATCGTCTGATATAAAGACTCTCGGCGTTCCACTTCTTTTGAAGGGGTTTGAGAGCCTTTGCCTCCATTGGGTGAAACCCATTTTTCTATAAGTTCAATCCCAACTTCGGCCTGTTTCTTTTTGACTACGAGATATGGCTTAATCATCCTGAGAGCATGGAGAGCCTTGCCATGATCAAGAACCCAATTCCAAGTTGTCTTATGTTTTGGGTTAACTTTTTTTCTCGGCTTAATTCGTCCATTAAACCTCTCAACCAACCAATTCATAAGAGCCTCGCTTGTATTTGTAACCGTCAGGGTTAAAACATATCTTGGGTTTACTATTCTTGCTGTTTTGTTATATTTGCCTTTCATCTTTTCTATTGATATGCACCCGTCAGAATCTATAACACCTGCGAGATAACTTACTTCTTCGGTTGTCAGGTCTGCCTTCCCTCTGGTTGCCTTAACAAGAACTTGCGCCATTTCCTGATGTTTTCCTTCTTGTCTTAGGTTTTCCATGTAATTACTTCCAGTGTCGGCCTAAAAGTTACCCTTTAGGCAGCGCATTTATATACGTTTGTTCCGGCCTTCAACACGTTGAAACGAAGCGCCTCAACCGTCTCGGCAATCTGCTCTGCACACAAATCACTGGTTTCGTCTGGAATCGGATCTTCGTGAGTGTCAAGGATAACGTCGGTAAGTTTTACCGCATCCCTGCTGTTACTTTCCGGCTACCGATAACGCCGTACTGACTTAGTTCTCTTGAACTAAGCGGGGAAACCGCTTCGGATTTCCCTCTTGATTTTTCAACCAAGGTCGGACTATCGCTTCACCCTCTCGGGCGCTGATTCGCTTAGTCTCTGCTGCTGCTCCGACTGCGTTGAGCTTTCGTACCGCTTGATACAAATCCTCACGCCGTCGTAGTTCCCAAGGTGAAAGGCCTAATTTCTTTGCTCTTGGCACTTCCCATCCATCAATAAGCCTTAAAGCTAATTCAGCTTGTGGCCTCTTGATAATCAGGTACGGAAGTAAAGGGATAATAACTTTTCTCGCAGATACATTTCCCCTTACATGCCAACGATAAATAGGTCTTTTCTCGAAAACGCATTCAATACGCCTGCTGCCAACTCCAAAGGTTTGATGCAATAAAGCTGGGATAGTTGAATCTACCATTCCTATGCTGATGTGAACCGCATAGGTAGGATTGATTGTTTGTCTGTCTTTTCTTGGCTTCATTTTATCAATACGGATCGTTCCCTCTCCGTCCATAATTCCAGCAAGATAAGCGTACTGAATCGCTTGCATCGGGTTGCCATGCACAGAAGAAAACCTTTTGGCTTCGGGCTGTCTTATGTCGCTTGGTTTTCTTTCCATGTTTAGGCGTTCCCGTTGTTCAGAATCAGTTTTAGTACGGCAATGCGTAAGGGCTACCGTACTGCTCAAGCGTTACAGACACATCCTCATAGGTCAGCTTTTGACCTTGCGGTGGTATGCCTTCTGCCAAGGGTGCGGTTGCGCGGGGAAGCGACAAATACCTTCGCCATTTAGCGGTCTTGGTTTTGTGCTTCTGCTGCGGGTCAAAGTAGCCAAACCGCTCTAAAACCATCAGGTGCTGGCCCCGATCAAGCAGTTTGGCCTTGGCGAATCCAGCCGTACGCGGACTAATATCGCCGTAGGTTGTAGTGTTTGGATTTCCCATAAGTCCTAATTCCTCCTGTTAAAAGTTGTTGCGTCAACTCGGAGTCTCTTAGGACTTCTGGTCGTACTATCGCAGTTAAGTTGTGGGTGTTAAAAAAGTTTCTTTTCTAATCAGTTAAAGGTTGAAGATAAAATCCTCTGATTCGTAAACATAAAACTCTTTACCTATTTCAAACTCGGATAACTCCATTATAAGCTCTCAAACCTGATAATGTTTTTACAGCCTCTACACCGATGCTCGATTTTTGCCCCTTTGCCAAGCACACCGATGAATATCAGCTTGTCGCAGATTGGGCACCTGACTCTTTCATCGGGGTTGACCTTGATATACGGCGGGTCATTGGCAATTACGGAAACCCTCCGCAAATCCTTCATCCGCATTCGTTTCTTGGCATTACTGTTTACGGGACAGGTAATCATTGAATCCGGCGGATTCGTCATTTTCATCGGCTCCTGATGGTTTTTCAACAGTCTTTTTCTGCCTCATCGTGTGGCTGTGAAGTTGATCCTTTTTGTCCTTCTTGTCTTTAGCCGCCTTGTCAAACTCTGCGGCCTTGGCCCTTGCCTGATCCTCCTTGAAAAGGTCAAGAACCTTAATGCCGTCTTCTGGATCTAAGGAAAGAGCCAAATGTTCACGGACTCCTTTTGATTGCTTGGGCAACCATTCCTGCCATTCTTTGCTTTCAAGAATCGCATCCATGTCCTGATGCCGCCTGAGAACCGCACGATCAAAATATAGTTGGGCAAGTATTGTTTTTTGTTCCTGCATCCCTTGATCGTAGGTGGTTTTGTCAACATAACCAGACTTTTGGACAATGCTCTTGGCTATCTCGCTCGCCATTACCTTCACAGCGTTATAGGCATCCGGCCAGCTTGCCTTGAAATCGGCAAGGTCAACCGTTTCATTCCCTATAACAACTTCACCCTCTGGAAACATCTCATCTGTGAAACTGTTCAGATGTTCGGCAATCTGTTCCTTGGTCAACCGCTTGCCCGGTACTTGCGGTTGCACTTGCGGTTTCGGCGGATGATAAACAGGCTTTTCCGGTTGTTCCTCTATTCCAAGCTCTTTGAGTCGTCGATCAACGGCGTTTCTGGCCGTAGGCTGGTCGTCAGGCTGTCCATCTTCTCCGTCAGGCTTGCCAGCGTTTCCGACATCGGGTTTATCGCCTTCGCCCGCATCTTTTCCGCCGTCAACCCCATCTCCGGTTTCTGGCTCATCCTTTGACCCTGCCTCGCTATGAACGCTCTCGGCCTTTTCGTCTGGCGCAGATTCATCTTTACGTTCATCCGCTGGCTGATCCCCGGCCTTTGATTGTAGGTAGGTGTTGAACCCATTGCTTTCGTCCTTGTCTTGCTCTGCGACTGCTTCATCATCTATGAATTCTTTTTCATCGTCAGGCATTTAAATTGCTCCTGTTAAAGTTGATATTTTGGGGGATGTCTGGAATATGGGCATCCCCCAGGGCTATATTACCGCTACCTCAAAAAAGGCTATATCATCAACTATCATCAGCCGAAGCCGTACCGATCACACCGCCGGTTGCCGCTCCGCTCTCATCCTCGTTGTAGTAGTTCTGAAACAGATAACAGTCGTCGGCCACGATAGCAGCCGCTTTGGTCGCAAGGTTACATACACAATAGTTATCTGCGATAATTCCGGTCGTGGTCGCCAAGAGTTCAATGCAAGGTTCGGTTCCAAGTCCGGCATTACCGCCTATTGTGCCGTTAAAAAGCAGATTATCTTTAATTACCACATGGTCACAAGCAGCCGTGTCATTTACAATGCAAGCGGTTGAATAATCCCCGAATATCTCGTTTCCGATGATCCGCGCATAGTCTGCATCATGGTCGAGATAAATGGCCGATACCGCTCCACCTGCCCCCTGCCTGAACTGGCAATAAAGGATTTCTGGATGGTCTGAGGCATCGCCTATCGTAATGGCGTTGGTGAATTCGTCGGTTCCGGCTAAATCTACATCGAATCGGCACCCGATAATTTTGCAATCACAAGCTCCAGCCTCAACGGTAATAGCTGTTGCAACATCGGTGACGCTGGCAAGAAACCGGAAATTGACAAGCGTTACATCGTCTGCGCCTACAGCCATAGTATCAGTTGCGGTATCATAGGTAAGGGTCGGTACAAGCTCACCTGTTCCAAGACCGATAACGGTAATTCCGGCCACGTCAAGGTCGATGGCTGCCGCCCCGCCCATCGTTTCGGTGTACCCTGGCATAACAAAAATCACATCGCCATTGTCAGCTGTGCATCTACCGACCGCATAATCAACTGTCGCAAAGGGTTTATCCTTGGTTCCGGCCCCTCCGTCGCGTCCGGTTCCAGTGGAATCAACATAGAAGACGTTGCCGACCTGCCCAAGGCCGACCAAGCTTCCGTTGATCTGCGCAACTCCGTTAACGGTAATGTTGTCGAAATACTGTGTTCCCCCGAAATGGTTATCCTGATGCGTGATCCTGCCCTCTGAGCCTGCAAAGGAAAAAGACGCAGCAAGAATCACCATCAAGAAAACCGCTACAAACGAAAATCTTTTCTTCATAGTTTTCTTACTCCTTGTTAATGGTTTTGGGTTTCCTGGTTTCTATCTTTACAGGCTCAACGTCTTTGCTGGCCCTGATTTGAAATTTCAGCTTTTCAATTTCTTCCACTAATGCTTTGATCGTGGCCTCACAAAACCGGATTCTCGCTTTCAATTCCGGTATCGCCTGATTAATGAGTGGTTTTAATTCTTCTTCTACAAACCGCCTTGTAGCCGCTTCATTCGCCATAATCGCTTGTTCTCCTGCTGGTATTTTTCAAAAAAGTATCGGCCTCCCCCGGCAAACTTAATATCCAGTTCGCCATATGAATCATGCCTTGCATAAAAACAATGTCTCGTTTCAAATCTTCGTCATCTCGTTTCGGGCTGTTTTCATTAACATTCCGTATTGAATCACGTTTTTTTTCAATGATTCTTAGAAGTAGTTTGGCGCTCCTAATCGCCCCGGCTTCGGCTATTTCCTCATATTCGTCATGTGTGGAAATGTAGGTTTTAAGGCTCAAGCATTGCCTCCGGCCTGTTGCTGCCCTTCAATCTGCCTTACATACTCACGCCCGAATTCTTTGTCCGACTCATCGGCTTTGTTGGCATGGTCAATCAACTTTTCTTCAATCCGGTGTTCGTGCTTCTGCTGCTCTTTCTCCATGTCAAGCCGCGCCTCCAACTCCTTCATCATGGCTTCAAGCTTCATTTGAAGTTGCTGCATCTGGATCATTTGCGCCTGCTGCGCCTGTAACATGGCCTCCTGCCGCTGCTGTTCGGTTTCCTTTTCCTCGGTCGTCTTTAGGCTTGCCGCCGGATCGATATCAAGGGCCTTCCAGATTTCTTCAAGAAGCTCCCTGAATTTGACTTCCTTGGCTATCAGTTCATGCGAAAGCGCAAGGTTGATCGCCTGCATGATCTTCCCGAGCCGTTCAACCCGATCCTGAAACGAAGTGAAACCTAATGCCTTCGGTATGAAATTACCCTTATTCTGAATCGGGCAATCTGGATCGTCCATGTTGTATTCATAACAGTACCCCACCCACGGCTCAACCAGGCCCTCGTCGTAGTTTCGTATCACCCCGCCGACATATTTCCCGGCATTCTGTACAAGCTGGTTCATTTCATAAGCGGTGTCAGGACTCTTTTTGTCCGCAACTTCCCCCTGCATGATTTTAGGCAGTTGTGAATCTTCGTCGGAGTACCGCTCAAACAGATGGATGCCTTCAAGCAATGTCGCCCCCACGTCCTGAATAACAATCTGCTGTAAGGCTTTTCTCGCATCATCGCAAGTGTCAGCAGCTTCAATCTCGGTTCCAGGTTTGAACGTCCCGTCCCAATTTCCAATATGCTTCCGGCAACTAACTGTAATCACGTTTCCAGATAGCTTCTTATTGTCCTCAAACGCACGGACAAACCCGTTCAAAACCTTTTGGCTGTTCTTCAGGTTATCCGCCACACCGTTTCCGGCCGTATGGTCAAGGTTTAACTCCCAAACCGCCCGGTCATACGGTCTGCTTCCAGTTTCCACCGGACAAAACCGGATCACCTCATCACCTGCCAGTTGCGCCATGATCTCGGTTTCGTTGCCGTCGTTCTCATAATCGGTAATGGAATCGACCAAAGAATTGCTGCCTTTTTTTAAACCAGCTTCAAATTCCTGAACGATTCTTGTCGGAACCCGCCCCCAAAACTCCAACCTCTCAATCGTATTATGCCGATGGTTGATATCTCTTAAGTATGGAGGTAGCGTGTTTGCATCACCGGCAGATAAAACAGATCCCGGTTCGTCTGCCTGGCTGATTGCCCGTAAGATTGCTTCATCAATATACAGGGGCTTCCCGCGATATTGCTGTAGATCGTAGGGAGATACAAAATCCCGTTCGATAATCCCCACTCCTGCCTGCAAATCGTCAGACGACAGGTCGCGCCAGATGTTCCACAGCGAAACGTACTTAACAGCCGGTGAGTTGATAATTTCCTGAAATCTCTCATACCGCATGTACCTTTCCGCACCCGGGAAACCGCCAGCCGTTCCAAGAGATGCTTGCTTGTAGCCAGCCCGTTTGATTTCAGCCACTATACGCTTTGAAAGTGTTTCGCCGTACTTGGCCCCGGACATGACGCACTTCATTAACTCCCTGTCGGCCTTGCAATCATAAAATTGCTGCTCTATTAGGGCCTTCATGTCGTCGATTGCCGCTTGTATCTGCTCGGATTGTTCGGGGGGAAGGTTGTCAAATTGGGCCTGATCCCACGGGGAAGGCAAGAGGGTGAACGGTATTTTGCCGCCCTGAAGCTCCATATCGATTACAAGGCTATAAGCAGACATGACTTTGATCTTGGTCACGTTAATGAATGAATCAGACCGCCAGTCCTCGCCTTCGCCCGTTTTCCAGATACCTTCATTGACTGCATTGAAAGCGTTCTCGTTCTCCCGCCACTTGGTTTCAAGGGTCGTTCTGTCCTTTTTCCAGTTGGCAAATAGCTGATTCCGAATATATGCCGATAGTCCGGTGACTTCGCCCTTGGTAATTTGCTGAGACATTTAGGCCGGTTCCCTCCACGGATACTTATCGTAAGCCATTAAAAGGCACTCTAACGCCCTGACTGCCGGATAAACCTGCTTCTTTTCTGTCGCCTTGACCATTTCAAACTGATTTTGTAACTCGCTCCCTTTTTCCGCCGTAAACCGCTTAGTAGCAATGTACCGCCAAACCGTGTGAAGCGCGTCATCGTCATTCTGCCAATCGATTTCCACTAAGCCCGGCTTCGGCTGAATCATCGGGCTGCGGATAATTTCCAAGTGGTACTTGCGGACAATCTCCGGCTCCTGATGGTAAAAAAACTTCCGCCCGTAATACTTCGCCCACATCTCATTAAACCACGGGGCCAACCCCGGAAACTCAATGGCCTGCGTTTCGGGGTTGACGATTGAATCAATAACGACAAACTTCCTTTGCTCAAAGACCGTTACCTTTTTTGTTGCCACGTCCTGCCCGGCTATCAGTGCAAAACCATCAACATGGATTCCCTGCAAAAACTCATAGGAGACTGGAAAACAGATTGCGCCCTTGATATCGTACTCGGCTGAACTCTCATCGGGGAAATAAAGTACCGTTGCGTTACGATCCCGGTCAAAGTGGCTGTTGACTGGTTTAATCATACAAAGCATTCCCCCAAATCCACCCCGCCGAAAGCCCCTTCGTCCGGGGCAAATGTAAGGCATAAAGCATCTGCTCTATCCGGGGATCTCAAGATTTTTTCCCGCATTACGTCCTTCGGCATGACACAGATTTTCCCGTTCTTCACTTCGTAATCAGCAACCAGCAATTCTTCCAGCAAACTTTCATCCGGCGGCAACATCGCTCCAGGATCGGTTCTGAGCCATTCCCGGCAAGACCACCAAAGTTGATCCCGTAAAATGCGGAATTCTCCGATCTCGGTTTTCATTGTCGGCGAACTGGCTACCTTGACAGGTTGAGCGTTTACCCCAACCCTTCTCATCTGTGGAGCGACACCCGCACCAAGGCCCGTTGCATCGACAAAGCATTTTGAAACTTTGCGAACTTGATATTCTTCCGTGGCCCTGTCACCCGTAACAACCGTGTCAACCCCTGACCAGAAGATAAACCGCTCGACAAAACCGCCATACCGAAAACAGGAAACATTTGAGTCATTCCCGAATTCGGCCACATCCTGGCCCATAATAGCCGTTGTTCCAACCGGCGGTATCTCGCCATATTTTGCTACATAAGCGTCCCATCTTGCCCTTGCGTTTGAGATCCACTCACGGGATATTAATTGCTTCGGCCCTTGCGGTGGGTACTGGCCCAAAACCATGTAAAAGAACTGTGGATTATTTACAAAATACTGACCACCCTTAAGTGGTGGATAAAATCCTTGCCCCTTCTTCTTCGGAGCCGTTGCACCTGTCAAAAACTCAGGCAATACAAAAGTGTTTACCGATTGCTTTTCGCCATGAACAAGCGGCCTGCACCAATCGTTGATGCGCTGTACGGTTGTGTTTCTATCAACTGCACCGGGAATAACATCCTCTCCGGTAATAACATTTGGATGATTGAAGGCTGATAAGTGGATAACTTCTGCCGTTGCATCTCTTTCATGCCTAAACGGTACACCAGATTCATAGCGCGGGTTAAACAGGATAAGCAGCCGGACATGACCGCCTGACATGCAGCCCTCAACCCCTCGATAGGCAAAATCGGGAACTGTATCGCCTTCATCAACCACGAAAAGCATGTGTTTATGATGTTTGCCGGAAAACTTGCCTTCTTTAACTTCATCCGTTCCGGTCGTAGGTACCGTAAGAGCGTCAATAAAATCCTTTGAAGACCGCTCAATGTGCATGGTGGTGATTTTATCGCTTGAGAATAATTCGGGATGAGTATCGGCCATAACCGACAACTCGCCCCATAGAATCTTTTGGTTTTCGTAAGGATTTGCAATCGTGTAAACCCTTGAATCAGGAAATGCTTTATAAAACCAAATCGCCGCAGCACTCGCACCGTGGCTTTTCCCTGTTCCTGTTGCACTTCTGGCAACTGTAACTCGGTTATCCCTGACGCTTTCGAGCATCCGGCAAACATCATCGGTCGGCGTAATGCCAAGCTCGTTTCGCAAAAACCCCACCGGATCGGCCTGGTATTTGGCATAATTGGTTTTTGGATCACAACCGATAGCTTCATTGAGCGAACTGAATAGCTGATCGTATAGCTCGTTTTTCCTGTAGGTTAATAATGATTCTTGCCCTAACATCCGGTGCGGCCTCGCCTATCGCCGTCAAAACCTCCTGTTGGAATTCTTCAGCTGCCTTAACGTCATAAAGTGTTTGATAAATTTCTAATTGTAGTTTTAACTGATTCCGAATTTCAGCCATTGCTTTTAGGGCAATCTCGCGAGGATCTTTAAACTTGATTTCCTGAACATCCAACTCTCGATCCTCTCCATCCTTTTCCCGCCACTTTACTTTTTTTACCTGTGTTTCTAGAATCCGGATGCAGTTTTCATCACCACGCGCCCACCCCATAACCAGGTCAAGTATTTCGTTTGCATCTCGATTGATTTTATTGAGTTGGTCAACGGTATTTAAATTTCGTTGATAGACAATAGGGGCTGCTTCAAGTACTGTGGTTTTGGTTATGAAATTATTGAGTTTGCTTTTAGCTTTTGATATTGCCGATGGTGATACACCAAAATACTCAGCACATTCTGTTTCAGATTTGTTGAATTTATTAAGTAGGTTATCAAGCTTTACGATGTCAATTTTCGGTTTTCTTGCCATATTGAATAATTGACTTATTTGACTTTCAATTAATGAGAACCCCGCCCCTGTTCCCCTTTTCCCCGCTGAATCAACTGCGGCCATTTCCTGAATCGCGTCAGGTCACCAACGAATTAGAATCCGCTTCTCTAGTTAATATCCTCTTACTTATATGCGGTGTTGACTTATTTTTTGATGTTTTCGGCTATAATTTGCTTATATTTTTTGACAGTTCTACTGATATGGCCCTTGTCTATTTCAAGTATTCTGGCTATTTCCCTTATTCCGCGCCTTTCGGTAAAATACATAGAAATAATTAATTCCGTGTTGGGAGGAGTCAACGGCCATGGTGACGGTGGGAGATTATTTTGTGGTTTTGTTAATTGCAGTTCTCTCTGCGGAACATCTACTGTTTGGGTGAGATATCTTTCTAAATTTTGGCAAAGAGGTTTTAGGTCATCCGGAACTTTACAGAATGACCTTTTATCGCAAGTTAAACAAACATTTTTTGTACTCAAATATTTTTCCTTAACTAATTAAAGGAGGTGGTCGAAAAGACACAACATATTGTGTGCCATGCTTTTGGTCATACTATATGTAGTGTTATTGAGTCAAGTAGTTTTTCGCACTTTTTTAACATTTTTTCACTTTTTTTGAAAATAATGCTTGACATCAATATAATCATTGTATATGCGGACAATTTCCAGTCATATGAAAACCACCACAATAAAAGCAGTGAAGCTCATATTTCTGCGTTCCAAGCCAACGTTTTTCTTTCATTTCGCACCCCCGATGTAATGGTTGCCAAAGCGCATTCCGCGAAATTCCGGTAATTTGCGCTTTGCCTTTTCAATTACTGAGTCTATTTGTTGTTTGTCTTCGTCGTCTCGTTGTGGGTTAAATTTAAGTTCGGATATTAACTCACGAATGCTTTCGTAACACTCAGCCAATTTACAGCCGAAGCAATCATCCGTATCGTGGTTTTGGCAATCGCTACGGTGAAGCATTTTATTGATACGTTCATGGGCCTCTGCTAATTCTTCCAGGGTAATTGTTTCTTCTTTCATTCGTCATCCTCCTTTTTAAATTCCGTCAGATTCAACTAACGGTATTTCCTGTATTATTTTCTTTTTTCTTCCGCCTCTTGCGCCGTAATATCTGGCCGAATAACAGGTTAAAATCTTCATAATATCTTCGGCCAATTCTTCCTCATATTTCTTTTCTTTTGTTTCGATTATTTCCACGGTCACTTCAAGATTTGTAAAAATAGCATCAAGATATTCATAACCAAATCGAGCAAGCCTATCTTTGTATTCAATCAGCACCCGTTCAACTTTACCCTCGAAGCACATCTTGATTAGTTTGTGTATGCCGTTTCGCTTTTCATTTATCCCACTGGCAATCTCATCAATTAAAACATACTTATAACCTTTGGCTTCTGCGTGTTTTCTCAACCTGTCTTTCTGCCGTTCAAGGTTTTCTTTCTGCTTTGCCGTTGAACATCTTGCGTAAATCACCGTAACCTTTTCTTGCTTCTCTTTCTCGACACCCATATAAGCGTCTAAATCTTCCTGTCGGAAACGCCTATGTTCGCCAGTAGTCTTGAAAGATTTTATCTTTCCGTTGTTGGCAAGCGTCTTGAGCGTGTTTATTGACACACCAAGATATTCGCTTGCTTCTGTGATTTTATAGATTTTCATTTGTTTTCTTTATGATCCTCTGATCCTCTGCTAATTCAGCGTCCAACCTGTTTGTGTATAAGCTGGAATACGAAGGAAGATTTTCAAGATATGCATACAATTTTGATTCTATATTAGTAATCAAATGAGAATCTAATCTAACCAAATCAGCAGCAATAAGAAGAGCAGACTCCCTACATATATTTGCAATATTGTCGCCTATACCTGTTCGCATTTCTACCGAAGCCCTTTCTTCATCTCTTGCCTGTTTAACAACTAACGCACGTTCGATGTCTAGTGTCTCAACTGCATATTTAGCGGCTTCTTGTGCTATTTGATTTAATGTTTTAGTTCTCATGCTTCCTCATTATCGTCTATTAATTCCATAATTTTTGCTCTTTCGTTAAGCCACCAATTATTCTTTTTTACATCTTTGTCTAATTCTAATCTTTGAACCAAGGCAATAGCAGCTTCTTTCAACTCTTCTGTGTTTCCTTTTGCACTCATCCATATTTCTTTAGCAAATTGTTTTATATCTCCACCACACATAGATGCGTGCAATTCTCCGTAATTTTCCCAATAATCTTCAAATCTCATATTTACCACCTATGATTAAATGATTTATCAAAACCGACTCTATCAAGCGAGCAGGTAGCGCCGCTAACAACATTCCTTACATCGCAATTCCCAATTCCTTCAATAAAAACAACAACAGTATTTTCTTTTACAAATGCCTTTGTTTTTGTGTAACTTCGCTTACCGTTCCTGTGAATTATGGTGTCGTCTTCATAACGTGATGGATAGTAAACGACATGAGCGCCGATCTCGAAACATATGTTGAAAAGAGTAGCTGTCTTTTCTAGTCGTCCTATTTCCATCAATATGACTCCTCTCGCGTTGTAGTTTTTATATCAGATTCAATCCAGTCTGCCCTCCGAACACCACATTTTGAGCAAATCCACCCATCATCCCATTTATGGTGGTATTCACATAATTTTTTGAAGTCATCTCCAAAATTTATATCCTCACCATCATAATCAAACCAGATATTAAGCATGTAAATTCCGCTTTCACCCGGAAGATCCTTAAATGTAACGTCCCTTAACTCAGTACTATTAGAATAGCTCATATCAAGAAAGACTTCCCAATACGGATAAGTCTCTTGCGTTTTACCCGTTAATATTTTTACTGACTTAAAAGCTATGCCCTGGCTAATTCTTAATTCGTGCTCTGTATCGTAGCAAGGAAGCACTTCATCATCTTCTATATCAACCGACAGAAACCAACTCCGTTGTTTGATTTTATCCAATTCAACCCACGGAGTTCCTTTTTCGAAATAATGATTCTGTATTCTGAATATAAAATCCATGGTTTATACCTCCAGATTCATTTTTGTTTTAATATGATGCCAGAACATCCGCCCACACTTCCCGCACCGCTCGTCTTTCGTTTTTTGTAATGCAGACCATCTTGATGTTGTCCAAGTTTGCAACTCATCAAACAAGACAGCTTTTTCTATGGCTCTTGCAAAATCAATCACATCTCTATCTGGAATGGCGTCTTCGTGGGCTTCATATCCACCGCACACCCGCGTATATTTCAACGCTATATCTTCTATCTGTTTATCTGTCAGCATCTTTCAGCTCCTTAACCGATTTCTCGTTTGCGTCCACAATCTTCTGCATATCCTCAACGGATATTTCTTTTTCCAGTGGTTCAAAAAAGTAAACTTTCTCATCTTCCGTTTCAAAATATTCCTTCGTAACCTTAATGATCTTCATGTCTTATTCCCCTTTAATATAATCATTTTGCACCTGAAAGTCAAGTGAATTTAACCGATTTATAATGTTTTTGTTGGAATTAATCAAGCAGTTTCAACCTCCTTTATCCATTCGCCACCTATCAGCTCGGGCATCCATCCGTACTTCTCGGTGTCCTGAAACTGAAATGCCTGAGCATCCTCTGGCAAAACAACATCATCTGTTTTGTAGACGTACTCAGTCACAACCCCAAATTTGAATTATTTTATCTTGGCCCATACAACCATATACCCCGAAGCAGTATCGTTTAAATTTGAGCCTCTCAGTGCGTTTAATCATACTTCTTTGATAATCTCCCAACCGATAGTTTTGTTCTTCCACCTGATCATCTTCCATCGGTACTCCGGAAACATGGCAGCAGCAACTTTGAATTTCACGTTTGCGTCCTCTTCCCCGGCATACCAAACCCTTAGAGCCAAATCGGGATCAAGCGGACAAAGCGGAGCATCACAGACTTCAAATCGTGGGCAGTTTTGCATTTAGTTTACTCCAATCTGTAGTTTAGCCCAATCCAAAAGCCACCTTGCATCGCACTCATTATCGTCTTGCGGGTCACACCCCCATTTTTTCCGGTAGGCTTCCATCATGACAGGCTTTTTTGAGTTGCCTTTACCCGTGGCATGGAGTTTGAGGCTGGCAGTATGGCATCCAAAATATTCAATGCCTTTTTCTGCTAATACCCCCTGCATGTGAGTTGACAGGCCAACCGCCACCTCGGTAGCAGCCCCTCCCCTATGGTGGGCCTTCTCATACACCACAACATCGGGTTTGAGATGCCCGATGATCTCTTGGAGCCATGCCCGAAACCGGACAAAACGCATACCTGGGGATTCGCCCCGCCTGACGGCAAAGTTTTCCACCCCTGACACTTCGGGATCGTTGCAAGCCCATCCGGTCTTAGTCGCCATGTCAAGGCTGAGTATTCTCATTTTCTTGCCATAAAACGATTCTGAAATATCCAAATTTTTATCTGCCTGTTTCATCTCTTTGGCGAATTCAGCATCTTCCATCATTTGGTCGTAAACGGTTTTCATTCTTCTCCCCGCCCCCTTTCGTCGGTGAATTCGGTTAATTCTATAATACCGACAGGTTGGCAAAGTTGAATAATAATATGTTCTGAGTCTGCCTTTTCGGCTGCCAACATGCCCCTATAGTCTATATTTGGAAATAAGTCTGCTAGTTCTTTAATTTTAGCATCACTTATCTCTTTATAGCCGCCCTTCTTGCGCGGATCTCGAAAAGCCATACAATCAGTATGGCATGGTCTATTTACATTAAAAACACATCCGCTAGTTCGTAACCGTCCGTTTTTCTCAACCCATAGCCATCCAAAATGGTCAATTTTACCCTTCATCCTTCCCCCTTTCATCCGCAAACTCGTCAAAAGTCAGCGTCTTTTCGCAGATTTCCAATTCCCACTTCGGGAACCCATACCCGTTTTCGTGTTGCATCGGTTCGCCAAACCCGACACAATTTTCTGAACAAATAAGCTCATCGTCATAAATACATTCCTGTAAAAATATTTTGCCACCCTTCTCAATCATCAGTTGCCCGTCTTTATTGAGTCTCCCCTTCTTAAAATTCATAGTACCCCCTTCGGTTATTTCCCAATTCCTTGGATTAGTTTAATAACATTGCTTTTGCCTTCAAGTAAATTTGTTGATTCACGGCTTGATACTGCTATCCTTTTCGCTTTTTCCTTATTGCCGATTAAAACAGGTTCCGGGATATGATTCAGACATCCTTTTTTAAAATTATCCATCTCTGTCCGACCGGCCAGACGGCCAAAAACTTTGATCCCCTCTTTTTGGTATGCCTGATAAATCCTGCAAAAGTCCTTAATGAACCAGCCCTCCTTTTCGGCTAACATCTCTTTACAAAGTTTCACCCACCCTCCGAAACCCATCTTGATAACCGCCTGTGTGGCAGGATCATCAAAAACAACTGAAGCGTTACCGCCGATCCGCTTGATAGCCTCTAAAACCTGTGAAGCCTGAACCATTGCCTTGGCTTCAGGGTCGCCGTGGATATGCTCCAAAAATTCTGCCACGGTCGGCATCTTGGTAAATTTGCGGGTTCTCAAAATCTCTTTCGCAGCCCTGTCAACTTCTTCAATCGTCAGGTCTTTCATCGCTTCAAACCGCATCATTATCCCCGCATCGGAAAGATTAGCCGAAAAGTTTTCAGCCAAAGCGGTCATTATCTGTACGAACCTTATTGCATCGTCGTCTACCATCTTGTTTTCCTTTCGTTGATTTTATTCAAAAACGATTGCGCCGCAGCTATATTGCCGTCAGTTAATTTTGACCCGGTTGTTTTCCGGCCGCCTCTATCCTGCGCCTTGGATAGCCAAGTGTTAATAAAACTCCTGACACCTCGCTTTGTTTTTCGCCGTGTCGGGTTTGCATCACACCAGCCTTTCATATTTCTTAATTCCTGCCTGACATCTACAGCAGGATAAAGCTGTTCGTATTCGGCAATATCGTTTTTGGTTACAGGGTGGGTTTCATCCTTTTTCCCAACCAGAGGAATTTCGATAAAAACATCATCATTTTTCAGCATCGGTTCGGAGGCGTTTTTTTCCGGCTCCGAACTGGTACTAGGTGAATCAGGAATCAGAGAATCAGGAATCAGAGAATCAGCCGGGCTAGGCATCGCCTTTTCTGGGCTAGGCATCGCCTTGGTTGGTGCTGGTATTGTGCTTTCCGATTCTCGACAATGCGGGTTCTGGTGTTTTGCAAAATTAACTATTTGGATATACTTGTTTTTTTCGATTTCATACCGTTGAATAAAATCAAATTTTTGAAGCTCGGTTAAGAGTTTTTCGCAATCGCAATTGTCGTATGGCAATATTTCTGCCTTAATTCTTTTCGGCCTGTCTTCCAATCTGCCTTCACGATCAGCGCAACACCATAAACCAGAAAATAGAATTCTTGCTAATGGGTGGCACTCTGCCAGCTTTTCATTTTTAAAAAACCCAGGCTTAATATTTCTTGCTCTCATATTAATCACCCAAAAGATTAATCTGTGCCAATAAAATCTTCAATTATTCCGTACTTGAGTTTATGCGCCGATATTTTATTTATCGCCCCTTCCTCGATTTGCCGGATGCGCTCCCGGCTCACCTGCAAAATATCGCCGATTTCCTCCAGTGTTTTTTCGCCGGTGTCGGTAACGTCAAGCACGCATGTTTGCGATAGCGATAATGCGATATCGGCAATGGTATGATCTGGCAGGTATTGCAAGATGCGGTCGATCTGGTTGACGCACCAAAACATATGGAATTGGCAGGAGATCCATGGGCATGGTCGGTGTGAGGATTTGCATTCCTGGCGGGTGACGGGTTTTGTGCCAGGGATCGATTCCGGTACAATATCGGCGGGTGGTATGTATCGGATGTTTTCAAACATCCGGATGATATTTTGTTCTGTAAGCGGATCTTTGCCTTTTCTGGTTTTCCGGCTCCATTCGAGACATTTTTTGTTATGTTCTTTTTTTCGGCATGATCGGCACAATGCCCGTTTGGATTGTCTCGGTTCCAGCTTCATTTCTACGCCGCAATGGGCGCAATGTTTCTGGACATAGAGCAGCATGGCATTATGTTCCGGGCACACAACCAGGCCCCGGAATTTTTTAGGTGGAGCCGACCCTGAGATCCTGCATCCGCAGCTAAAGGCATATGTGCGCGGATAAGATGCGTTTCTTTCCAAATCGGGCCTTAAATGCACTTTTTGGCTTTCCGTGTGCACATGTGGTCTCCCCTTCGATTAATTGTTAATGGCTTTGACGTTCTCACGCTCCACGGCCAGCTCGATCAGCTTTTGGGCGTATTTGGGCATACATTCCGGATGCCATCTCCAAGCACAATAACGCGAATAAGAAATTCCAAGATATGCTGCTGCCCTTTTGTGCGTTTTGAACCGTTTTTTTAATATTTTGAATTCGTCCATGTCACTCTTTTAACTAATTCGGATGTTTGTGTCAAGAAAAAAAATAATGGAAATAAATATTTTTTGCTTGACAGTAATATCCATTTTAGATATTTTGAACCTGGAAATAATGAAAACCCCGCGCAGGCAGGCCGTAAGCCGCGGGGCGCTGGAAACCGTCAACCGGCTCCGATGGAGCCAACGGACGGCGGAAGGCAAAAGGATCAACCAACCAAATTTCAGGAGGACAATATGACTATTACTTTAGGCGACATTGTAATCGACACCGTATCAGGATTTAAAGGCGTTGCTGTTGCGCGGCACCACTATTTACAGGGGTGCGACCGAATCACCGTCCAGCCGCCTATCGACAAGGACGGCAAGCTTCCAGAAGGGCAAACATTCGATGAGCCTCTGCTTCAAATCTTGATGGCTGGAAAGGTGAAAAGAAGCACGGATGAAGTCAAACCTGGCGGCCCTGAAAAGTGGTCAGACAATAGGCGTTATTAATAAGGAGGCCCAATGCACCCGAAAACCAGGTTCATAATCTTAGCCATAATTATCGCGTCTGCCATCGGCGTACTGGCCGAATGGCTCAGGGGAGGTGCGCTGTGGTAAACGAAATCAAAGCCTACCTGAAAGCCGCATTGCTCATTTATGGCGGTACAATTCTTTTAATTCTGTATATCGCAATGTTTTCAGAGATTGGCGCACTCTATGGAGTCTTACACAACAAGGTTTCCGTGGAGCAAATAGCCAAACAATACCCTCCGATAGTCCTTGTCTATAAAGGAGATCTGCAATGAATAACTTGGAACACGAAATAGCAACACTTTTCGATTCGGGAGACAATCTCAACAAATGGCTCAACGATGAACAAAATATCATAGGAAGGCCTATGTCTGAAAAGCGCATTATTTATAATTTGCAACAACTCAACACCATCTTACAGCCCATCCTTGCCAATATGTCGGAAGCCATTGTGCCGCTTTATGATCAATATGAGACATGGGAAGCGCTGGAAAAAAAATTACTTTCAGCGGATGAACAACGGAAAAAGAACTTTTCCGAATGCCAATCTCTATATTTTGAAGATACTGCTGGCATGACACAGCGGAACAAAGAAGCTTATACAATGGGGATATTGGGGGCATTTTTTAAAAGATTTACAGGCCAAGAATATGCCAGAATGTCAAGACCGATTACTTCCGCATTAATGGAAGAAAAGCAGGAGGTAGCATAATGGAATACGCCGATCTATACAATCTTATCAACGAAGGCAACCAGCTTCCGCCGATACCGCGGGACGAGTTTTTAGATAAAGCGATACCGGCGGTTAAGGAAATATACGAGAAGTGCCGGATTGCGGAAAGGCAACGTGAGGCATGGCTGAGGCTTGGGCCGGAAAGGAGTGTGAAATGATCGCCCTAACCGCTTTTATCCTTCTTATGGCAGGCATGGCGATAGGCCATTTTGTGCGAGCGCCGATCATGATCGGGCCGTTTTATATTGACGAAGTGATACCGAGGAAGTGTGATTAGAAAGGAAAAGAGAGATGGAAAATCAAGAAACATATGAAGTAGCAATAAGGCCGGAATACGGAATTATTGATTTTGTGGCGAATGCTGTATCGATTGAAAGCATGGTGCAGCAAATCAATTTGATTCAAAAAGTACAAAGGGTAGTAATGAAACCCGGTGAGCATTATGGGACTATCCCAGGATGCGGAGATAAACCGACCCTTTTGAAACCAGGTGCCGAAAAACTCGGTTTTGTTTTCAGGCTGGCACCTGAATTTGAAATGACTATTGTTGATTGGCCCGGAAGTCACAGGGAATATCAAATCAAGTGCCGTCTTCGCCATATTCCAACCGGGGCCATTGTAGGGGAGGGCCTTGGATCATGTACAACAATGGAAGGGAAATACCGTTATCGATGGGATAACACCAAGAAAGAAGTCCCTGCCGAATACTGGAAAACAAGAGATCAAGATCTTATCGGAGGGCCTTTTTATGCTCCGAGAAAAATTGATAAGCAGTGGTTCATTTTCCAGAAAGTAGAGCATGACAACCCCGCAGATTATTACAACACTTGCGAAAAAATGGGCAAGAAACGCGCCCATGTTGATGCAATCCTGACGGCCACAGCAGCCAGCGATATCTTCACACAAGACATTGAGGATATGCCGGAAGTGATCCCTGGCGCAAAAAACAAACCCGAATCAAAAAAAGACAGGCCGCCGCTGAACGAACCACAATCAAAGCAGGGGAATAAAATCACCGATCCGTCCTCACCCTCCACCGAACCGCAGCAGAAAGCAATCAACAATCTTCTCGATAAGCTGAACATCGATGATGAATTTGAAAAAATGGCATACATCAGCAATTTGGCAGGGCTTGAGGAAGTGGTTGAATCCGTTTCTGGCCTTACGAAAGGGCAGGCTTCAGCGGTGATCTCAAACATGAATGAAGCAATCAACAATAGGCAAGCATAATGAAAACCATTTTGGATATCAAATCCGGCAAGGCCGAACCTTGGGCGAGACTGCAAACGGCCGCCTATTCACTTCTTGATACGCCAGTCGGTCTTGACAAGAGAAAACATATTTACGAGGGGAATCTTCCATCCGTGACCGAAATTCTGGCGGCTGAAGGCTTCATTGATGATCGGTTCTTTGACGAGTGGAGTAGAGATCGTGGAACGTATGTCCATCTTGCAACCCATCTGGATGATATGGGGGATCTGGATGAGGATACTGTTGATCCGGTTATCGTGCCGTACCTGGAGGCATGGCGACGGTTCAAAAAAGAGTCCGGGTTTATGGTTGAGCAATCTGAAATATCTCTTGCGAGTAAAGCCTATCATTATGCTGGAACGATTGACCGTATCGGATATTTTCCGGCTGGTAGCATAACCAGGGCAGCAGTTGAGCTTCATAATGACGGCACTTATAAGATCTATCCGTTTAATGACCGAACCGACAAGCAAATTTGGCTTTCCGTGGTGGCTATCCACTACTGGAAGCACAACAATTTGAAAGGAGAAAAGTAAATCATGAGTGAACCTGCATTGAAAGTAATCGACAAAGACAGTGTAATGCAAGCGGTCGTATCGGTTGAAGCCCAAGCAAGAACATTACAAATAGTTGATTCGCAATCATATGTGAATGCTGGAGAATTTTGGAAATCCATAAAGGATTTACGGAAGAAAATCGCTGATACGTTTGATGCGAATATCAAAAAAGCGCATGAACTCCACAAGAATCTACTTGCGGAAAAGAAAAAACATGATGATCCATTAAATGCGGCCGAACGCACAATAAAAAAAGCTATGGCCGATTACGACGCAGAGCAGGAAAGGAAAAGACGGGAAGAACAAAGGCGTATAGAAGAAGAGGCCAGAAAGGCCGAGGAAGAACGGCTGCTTGCCGAAGCTATCGCCGCAGAGGAAGCCGCAAAAGCAGCAGGGGCCACACAGGAAGAAGCACAAGCCGAAGCAGAACAGATCATCAGCCAACCGGTCTATGTCCCTCCGGTTGTGATCCCTAAAGCTGTTCCCAAAATGCAGGGCGGCCCGGTATTCCGAACCGTTTGGAAGTGCCGAATAGTCAATCCGACGATTGTACCGAGGGAATATATGACTATTGATATTGCAAGGATAGGGCAAATCATCAGGGCCACTAAAGGCATGGCAAGAATACCGGGCATAGAAGCCTATGAGGAAAGGGTTTAAGCCAAGTGCCGACCCCAAAATTCTCCGGAATAATCAAGGACGGCAAGCCGATACTTGATAATCTTCCAAAGTATAGGGCATATCTGAGCGCATTTAAGGAAGGCACACGGGTTGACCTGATTCTAAAGAAGCAGACCAAAAAACGAACAGATCCGCAAAACAGGTATTATTGGGGCGTGGTGGTTCCGATGCTTGCAGAACACTTCGGGTACACGAAAGACGAAATGCACGAAGCGTTGAAATGGCAATTTTTGAGAAAGCCGGATTCAAACCCGCCGACCGTGGGAAGTACAAGGAAACTGACTACCGAACAATTTAATGAATATATCGAATCGATTCAGATTTGGGCCGCATCCGAATTTTCGGTTGTGGTGCCAGATCCTAACGAGGTGGATGAGTGAGATGAACGACGAACTGTTGGCGAAGGCGAATGAATTACCCGGATGAGTTGAAGCCGTTTATCCGGTCGGTTGAAAAGGGGATGAAGAAGCACGGGATCGGCCACATGATAACCGATAACGGGCAGATAACGCACATATACCATGAAAGAAAAGAATAACATCATTTCCCTATCAGGCGGAAAAGACTCAACGGCAATGCTACTGCTTATGATCGAAAAAGCGGAGCCGATCCATTCGGTAGTTTTTTTCGATACGGGTTGGGAGTTCCCGCAGATGTACGAACATATTGACCGTCTGGAATGTTATACCGGAATTGAAATTGTGAGACTGAGACCAAATATTCCATTCGATGAATTACTAATTAGATATTCATGGCCGTGGATGCAAGGCCGTTGGTGTACAAGGGCAAAAATAAACAAAATTAACGCCTATTGTAAGAAAAATAACGGAATTGAGAATATTGGGTTTTCAGTTGAAGAAAAAAAGCGAACCCAAACAAAAGAAATGCAGAAAAAAACAGATAAAGTTCGGTTCCCGTTAATCAGATGGGGGATTACCGAGGGTAAGGCATTGGAAATATGTTATAGACATGGTTTTTATTGGGATGGGCTATATAGGCATTTTAAACGGGTATCGTGTTTTTGCTGCCCGCTAAAAGGATCACCAAACGCATGGCGAAAAATTAGGCGGTACTATCCAGACCAATGGGCGAAAATGCTTTATATTGATTCAATGATCGAAAACAACGGCGGGTTTTACGGTTACAAAACAGTACATGATTTAGATAGAAGGTTTTCAGAGGAAGATAGACAAATAAAGCTTTTTTATCAACAAGGAGCCGCCTATGGAGCAGAAAGGTCAGGGCAAGGCCCTGAAGGAGAGTGAGTAAACAATACAAACAATCAAACCCTCCCCGGAACAACCCGACGGGGAGGGAAACTAAACGGAGGTAGAAAAATGATCTTGTGCCGAATTGCATACACGAACAAATTTACAAAGACTACCGGAGAATCACCGTTTTTGTTTGAAGCCCAAGAAGCGGAAATGAAGGCCCGGTTTGCCAATGCGTGTTTTGCAAGGGCCGAACATACATTGCAGTCGGTCGAGCTAACAGATGAAGAAGCTGAAAAGGAATTGAAGAAATTAAAAATATTCCGCAGTTATGAAAACTCACCAAGTTTGCAGCAGGCGTATCTAAGGACGTTGAAGAGGTAAAAGATGAGCAAACAACAAATTAACATAGAGCATGGCCGGTATTGGGATCGTCCTTGGGGATTGGTTTCTTCCTGCACTCGTTGTTCGCCCGGTTGCCAGAATTGTTGGGCATTGGCGATGGAGAAGCGGTTTCATAAAGGAATTGAAGGGAAGATTATGCCTCACCCGGAAAGGCTTGAAATCCCATTGAAGCGAAAAAGGCCTACGGTTTACGCGGTTTGGAATGATCTTTTTCATGAGGACGTGTCTGATGGGTTTATAGAAAATGCACTTGCCGTTATGACAAATTGCCCTCAACATACTTTTCTTGTTTTAACCAAAAGGGCAAAACATATGGCAGAAACAATGCAACACGACTATCTTCGCATTTCTCGCACAGATACATGGCCTATCAAAAATTTATGGAATGGCATCACTATTTGTAACCAACCGGAAGCGGATGAGAAAATACCTGTTTTCCTACAAGTGCCAGGGAAGAAATTTCTGAGCATTGAGCCGATGTTGGGGGCGGTGGATGCTCGCAATGAAAATGACATAGGCGGGAGCCACGATTGGCTAACGGGAGTAAATTATATAGGCCCATTGGGAGCGTTAGAGGAGATGCCGCGCAAACCATCGGTTGATTTGGTTATTCTCGGCGGCGAGACAGGTCCAGGAGCAAGGCCGCTTCATCCTGATTGGGTGCGGTCGATTCGTGATCAATGCCAAGCGGCGGAGGTGCCGTTTTTCTTTAAGCAGTGGGGCGAATGTTGCGCATATGGGCAAATGCCAGAAGACACATATCGTGAATGGGATATATATCACGGCACAGAATCATGGAATAGTAATGTTCCTCGATGGCGTGTCGGACGCAAGAAAGCAGGCCGTATTTTGGACGGCAGAACACATGACGATTTACCGTGGAGCACGGGGAGATGAAAATGCTGAGAGTTTATAAATATATTATCAAACCAGATGATATTATCGAACTATCTCTGCCTGAAGATGCAAAAATTTTAACCGTTCAGAATAATTACCGCCAAAGGCCCCGGCCCGGTCAATGCGGCTGTGAAGATCGGCAATGATATTTTGATCGTGCCAAGGTGAAAAACCAGCCTCCCGATTTAACAGCGGGAGAATTTAACAGGAGTGAATGACGATGTGGCTGCCGGACGGATGGTGGATCATCACAGAGGTGACAAATAAAGGCGTTCGTTTCACTGCCGGCGCGAACGGACTGCCTAAAATTGAATCCTCATCGAAATTTCGTTCAGACCGTGAAGCCACCAGCATAGCGCGAAAGGCTTTGAGATCAATGGCTTACGAAAGACAGGATTCCGGTTGGTCGAAATTTCGCTGTCACGCCAGGCTGCCGGGCCAGACGAAAGCCTTTTGCGGGGCGCGGATCGAGGATAGCCCGAACACCAAGCACGCCTACTCAGAGCAATGCGGGAACTGCCTTCGGATCGTGGAAAGCATGCCCGATCCCGATGAAGCGGAAAACGACATCAAAAAACATTTCCGGTATGTATCGTTTAACAGCGAGAGAAAAAATCTGGTTAACAGCGAAGGAGGAGAAATGAGTGAAAAATTTATTGGGTATAAACGTTTTAATTTTGAATTGACCAAAAAACAGAAGGAAATAATGAGGCCATTTACGGAAACAGGCGAATTCGGTGCTGTGTTTTTTCAAGTTTTGCATTCTACGAAGTCGGATATATTTGAAGTGCGAGGCGGTTTTTTGCCGGAAAAATACGCTCAAAAAGTACAAGATGCTATCCTGGAGTATGTAACGGAAACCAAGTGGATGGTAAAATGATGACATTCGGCAGCCTGTTTGCTGGTATTGGCGGATTTGATCTTGGCCTTGAACGTGCTGGAATGATCTGCAAATGGCAGGTTGAAAATAATCCGTTTTGCACGAAGGTTTTAGAAAAACATTGGCCCGATGTTCCTATTTGTGAAGATATAAAAAAATTCAGAGGAAGGGATAATGCACCAAGACAACAAATACAAAAAAGTAGTAGAAGCATACAAGGCGGGGCGATCAATTCAGGAAATAGCAGACCAATACAAAATAACACGGCAAGCAATGTGGAAGATTCTCAAAAGAAGGGGGTGCGATTTCAGGAGCAATATTCGCTATGGGCCGAAGAATCATTTTTACAGGGGAACAAAAGCATCGGACAAGGCTCAGAATATTTTAGAGCAGGCTATAGAAGACGGGAAGATAACCCGCAAAACTGTTTGCGAACGATGCGGGAAATCGGGAACCTTCAAGGATGGAAGGCAGATGATCCAAGCGCATCATGCGGATTATGCGGAACCTTTGAGAGTGGAATGGCTATGCCAAAAATGCCACCACCAATGGCACAAGCAAAACATAGCGAGGGGGAGTATTGCATAAATGAAGAAATCGATGTTCTTACAGCAGGAACTCCTTGCCAGCCCGCAAGTTGTGCCGGGAAGCGACGAGGCCGCGAAGATGACCGTTGGCTCTGGGAGGAAACTCTTAGAGTCATTGCCGAAGTCAAACCGAAGTGGTGCATCCTTGAAAATGTTAGAGGATTGCTTACTCTTGAGCAGGGTATGGCATTCGAATATATTATTCTTGAACTGGAAGCCATTGGTTACGAAACAAGGACGTTTATTATTCCAGCTTGCGCCCTCAACGCCCCGCACCGAAGGGATAGGGTATGGATTGTTGCGTACTCCGGATGCGAATTGCGACAGGGGGCCATCATCGGAAAAGAGAATGCAATGGAAGATAGAAAAGAAAATGCCGATCAGCATAAACGATCAGTTGATGCACTTGCCGAAGTTATTGCCAACCGCAACCGCCAACGATGCGACGGGGAGCCAATATGCTTACAGTCAGGGGAAGCACGACAAGCCTGTGATGAAATTGCCAGGGGCGATAGCACTATTGCCGACACCAACAGGAACAGATTACAAGAGCCGAGGGCCGAACTCCAAGCAGATAGGGATAGACAACTTAATGAAACTATTGCCGACACCAAAGGCACAAAATGCAAATTCGCCAGGGAACCACGGGCAGGGCGGGAAGGATTTGCAAACGGTTGTCAATCTTTTACCGACGCCGGCAAGCAGAGACTACAAGGACACGGGCAATCTGGAGAACGTGCCGGAAAATCACCTTTTGGGTCGAACCCTTGGCAAGAGCCATGGCTTGAAGCTGCAACCCGCCTTTGTCGAGTGGATGATGGGGTTTCCAGTAGGGTACACAGACTTAGATCCTTAGGCAATGCGGTTGTACCGCAAATAGTTGAAGTAATTGGACGAGCGATAATGGAGGTAGAATATGGCAATCGGTGAAAACAAGGAGCCGGATCTGAAGTGGAACGGCGATGAAAAGACGTTTGTGAAGGCAGTTGAACGGCTGATGAAGAAGCACGGCTTTAGCGGAGTTGAAGCAAAGTATGGGAAAGTCACTCATATTTTTTATGAGAAGGAGGAAGCGAAATGAAATTCCGGTGTAAGAAGGATTGTCCGAGGAAACGCACAGGCAAGCTAGCTTTTACCGCTGGAAAAGAATATTACCAAGATGATGAACCCGGCTATACGGTTATAGATAATCAAGGATGCGATTACTTTATTGCTTGGCCGGGCGACCCGTTTTTCGACAAGCACTTTGAAATTGTGGAGGAAGAAAAATGAAACGAAAAGAAGATATTCTGGATGAACAGCACTGGCGGCTAACCCATTCGACAAAGACAGTAAAGAATATGCCGATTGGCGAACTGCCTTTATTGAAGAAAAAGCATTTTGGGAAAGGAGGGATTAATTGGCAAGTTTAAATAAAGTAATTCTAATCGGCAATCTTGGCCGTGATCCAGAGGTGAGGTCTTTACAGGACGGTAAAGCAATCGCTAATTTTTCGATTGCAACCGTTGAAAGTTGGGGCAATGGAAGCGAAAAACAGGAACGAACCGAATGGCACCGGGTTGTCGCTTTCGACAAGTTGGCCGAAATTTGCGGAGAGTACCTATCAAAGGGCAAGCAGGTTTATATCGAGGGCCGTCTTCAGACCCGCGAATGGGAGGACAAGGACGGCGTTAAGCGATACAAAACGGAGATCGTGGCATCCCAAATGCTTATGCTTGGGAGCAAAGAACGTGCCGACAATCCGAGAACGAAGGGCCTGAACCCGATTAATGGGAACGAACCTGGAGATGACATTCCGTTCTGACTGAGGAGAACAAACTATGAAAATTGCTACATTATCAAGGACAATATCGGGTTTGCATTTTGACAATCTTTCCATTACCGCAAATCTCGAGGATGGCGACAACCCGATGGAAAAGGCAAAAGAGCTTGACGCCATATTGCGGAAAATGATGGGCGAAATAAACGCTCAACAGGACGAACACATAAGGCGGGAGCGGGATCGCAATGAGACGATAGATTTGTTGGAACGTGCTATCGCATTCGCAAAAAACGAAGAAATTCCGTTTTAATGTTCCAGCCCAATGGGATGACAAGGAAGGCATCAAAAGATATATGACGGAGATAGTGGCCGACAAAATGCTTATGCTTGGAGGCAAGGGACGTGAAGATAACCCACCTACGAAGGGCCTGAATCCGATTAATGGGAACGAACCTGACGATATCCCGTTCTGATGGGGGGGAACAAATGAACATATATGACATTAAAATGACCGAAAACATATACGGAACTACTTATATATCTGTAGTAGCTGAAAGTATGGGTGAAGTCGAGCGAGTTTTTAAAGCTAAATATCGTAATTGGGGCACAATTAAAGCCATAACATTGCATTCGTCAAACGTGCTTGTGCAGGGGATTGACGACAAAAAGGAAGAGGACGAAGAGGAATGATATCAATCGTAAACATAGGCCCGTTTGATGATCCGAACCCTTTGGGCGAAAGGGAGTATGAGGTGCGGATAAATGGGGAAGTGATCTGCACTTTTAAGCACACAAGAATGGACGGCCTTGCCGAATGCCTAAGAAGAGCGTCAAAGGCTGTTGCGGCGAAGCAGTGGGAAAATACTCACGAAGTCATAGTTGGCGATAATTACTATATCTTGAAAGCGAAAGATGGTGAGGTATTTTAAATGGCCAAACGATATCGGAAAAAACCAGTTGTCATTGGGGCGGTAGAATGGACATAAAACAACTGGAGGATGAATCGGCTGATATTTGGAGTTAAGCTATCGCAAATTTTGAGACAAGTGGATGTTAAGTAACATCAAACTAATTAAAGGAGGAATAAACAATGGGAATATTATTGGTATGTATTGTTTTGATTATTTTAGGATTTTGCCTAAAAAGCACCCCGACAAGGATCACGCTTGCATCGGAAATTTGTTTTTTTATGATTTTTATAGGTACTGCTTTTCTTATTGTTAGTTCAGCCATGATGTTTATCGATACCCCCATCCGGGGAAGAAATGAATTAATTTCCTATAAGCAAAATATCGCCATGATTGAAATTGCTATGACGAACAAGCAATTAACAGGAGAGGAAAGGTCATCTGCGTTATTGGCAGCCAAAAATCTAAATGCCGAAATAGAAAAAAACAGGTATTGGCGGGATAGTTTTTTATTCGGCTGGTTTTGGTACAGGCCGATTGGGGATTTAGCATTGATTGATTTAGGCAAAATCCAAAAGGCTTTAACGGCGGTAGAAGTGAAAGAACACTAAGGGAGGCTAAAGATAAGGAGGTGCCTATGGGCGATTGAATCGGGGCAAGGCCCTGAATAAAAAGTTGTAAACACAAAACAATCAATTTAATTCGTTCCACCCTCCCCTGAATGAACCCCTGGGGAGGGTAAACCAAAAAAAGGTATGGTAAAATGACCGAACCGAAAACCTATGAAATACCGGAAAGTATCCAACTACTTTTAGACAAGTCAATGGCAGCAGCAACCATGAGAGACCGGGCCATTAAACTGCCCATCTTTGGCTTTCGCAAGGCCTGCAAATGTGCGGTGGATCATCTGACTTTTAAGCGGCTGTTTTGGCAAAAGGTGTATGAGCTTTATCCGGAATTAGATGGTAAGTCTTTAACATATACCAGTTACACCGGCACTGTAACCGAATTGCAAGAAACCAACACCGATAAGGAATAATGATTTTGTTGAACCCCGCCCCCGTGAAAGACTGGCCCAAGAAAGCATTTTATTGGATTAAAGATAGAATCCTTCATGTTTCGATCCCGTTTGCTTGGGAGCTTCCGAAAGTGCGCCAATGTTTTCAGCAGCGTTCTATGTTTTGGGATCATGCGCTTGTCGGAGGGCCAGCGGTTGAATTAATTCCGGATTACTTCGCAGATTTTGATTTTGTTTCCATCGGTCACGAAATGCCCGGCATGCTGCAAAAAATTAATCCATTGGCAACCAAAACGACTATCGGCTGTATCAACCGTTGCCGGTTCTGCGCTGTACCGAAGATTGAAGGAAAGTTCAAGGAGTTGGACGATTGGCCGGATCTGCCTATCATTTGCGACAACAATCTTCTTGCTTCTTCTCAACCGCATTTTGACAGGGTGATTGATCGGCTGAAAAAGCACGAATGGGCAGACTTTAATCAGGGCTTAGATGCCCGTCTATTGACTTACTCTTAATCATCGAAACTGCATATTAAGGAGGACTGATGTCTAACCTACATTCCAAAATTATGAATATCCCGGTTGACACCCAAAAAGTTGATTTGGCAATCGATGAGTGCTGCCGGGAAGGTTATTTCGCGCAAAAAGATTATAGCAAGGTTGTGCGAATTGTGTCTATGGCTTATCGCCGTGGACACCGTGACGCACGGCACGAGGCGGCTGTGTTGATTTTCCGAGAGGAGGAGCGATGACAAATACAAACGAAGAACTAAGATTAGAAATCAGAAAGGTTGTTCGTAAAGCCTTTGGGCTTGATTTTGATGATGATCAAATTGCCAGCATTGAACAACTTGTCGAAGAAGGTCACCCTTATCATTGCGCCTGTCGTCAAGTTTGGGGCGATGGCGAATGCGAGTGCGGCATGTACGAAAAAGGGTATGATCCGTATGCGTGGATGGAAAAGGAGGAAAGGAAGGAGGAACGATGACCCCAAAAGTTGGGCAGACATTGTATAGGCATGAGATCGGCAGCGACAAGCCATTGATTCCGGTTGTTGTTACCAAGGTTGGCCGTAAATATTTTTCTTGCAAAGAAGAAAATGGCTGGCATGATCGAAAATATTGGCTTAATACTTGGCGTGAAAATGCTGGCCCCTATTTACACCGCTACCGGCTATTTGCCAACCCGCAGGATTGGGAAGATGAAAAGGAAACATCCCGGATTAGAACGATGTTGCGGGAGTTTTTTCAGGGATATGGGTATTATCCAGCCTTAACCTTAGACCAACTCAGGGCCATTGAAAAGATTGTGAAGGAGGGGATAAATGATTGAAAAGCTCAAAAAAGAAGAAGATGGGCGGTTTATAGATGAAGATGGCTGTTCATGGGAAACAAAAGCCGACTATTTATACATAGGCGTTTTGCATTTTTGCGGGTGCGGTGATCCTGCTTCGGTTGGCGCATACGTCAAGGATATGTTGTTAAAGCATGTCAAGCAAACAAATTCGGATGATAGTGCATGTTGGGATAATACCCATTATGAAGATTTGCCGACGATGTTCTTTCTTTATTGGGCAGACAACGAAGATTTTATTGAGCATGGTTCCACTATTCGATGTAGTTGGATGACTAAAAAGGGGGACGAACTTTTGCGTGATTTAATGGAGGTTGAAAAGGAGGGACAAAATGAGTAAGGTACTGAAAATTGATCGCTGCCGTAAGGAATGTCCTTTTGCAATCCCAAGCTATAATAAGGACGGAACTACTACGTATTGGTGCCAAAAAGCATGGCGAAGAATTATAACCACTGCCGGTCAAGCCTTCCCCGAATGGTGTCCGTTGGAGGATGCGGAGGCGAAGCCATGAAAACCTTTCAAGAAAAACCGGAAAAATGTTTTACCTATCACTTTACTTGCATCGGAAAAATTCAGAACAATTTCAGGCGCAGGCTTGCCCTTGCCCTGACGTTCCCTATTTTCTTTATATTCAACTGCCTATCGGTGCTGCCAATCGTGGCCTTGACATTTTTAATGAACAACATCGTGCTTTTTGATACCCTTATCAGCAGGTGGAAGAAACCTATGGAGGTGAAGGAATGAAACGTCCTGCCTATTATGTATCGTCCTCATGCGGCGTGGTGCGTGAAGATATTTGGTCTTGTCCGTTTTGTTGTCACACTGAAACAAACTTGACCAACTATGGAAAAATTGGCTATCGATGTCCTTGCGGGGCCGTATTTATCCAATCCAACGATGACTGCGCATTGATGGAAAATGCTGGATAAAATCTATTCCTGCCTTATTATTAATTCTGAAACCCTTGATTCTGAATTTTCCAAGACCGTTGACAAGCATTTTTGGGATTTGGCTTAATACACCTTCCCATCGATAATCATCTTATTGTGTACCCAAAATTCGTCACCATCCCTTTCAATAATGGCGAAGCCGTGGTTCCATTTGTTCAATACCCGGTATTCGACCCTCATATCACACAGGCAACCCACAGACCAGCAAGATACAAGTTTCCCGGTCAATGGTGACGGTTCGGGATGATTGCTTGTCCTATGCCAGTGGCCGCAAATCGCCGTATCTTTGCCGAGGTTATATAGAGTCCTTGCCGGGTTGACCGATGTTGAAGCGTTCCCGCCGAATTCGTGACCGTGGATAAGATGCAGGTATTTACCTATTTTGCATACCCGCTTTTCCTTGACAACATCAATCCCGTATTTTTCCGTATCAAATAACTGTTCAGGCGTAAATATTTCTAGTTCGATAAGTTCCGGGGCCTTCACCCGTAAATATCTAAGATTGCGCTCATCGTGATTGCCTTCTTTGATAATGATTTTGGCATTCGGGAAAATCTTCCTGACGGCTTGCAAGATAGATCTTGTGGTATCGATTTCATACCGTGTATTTCTTTTGCGCGGGTCGGTTTCCCATTTTGAAAGTTTATGATAATCTGTTAAATCGCCAAGAAAAAAAACGGTGTCGCAATCGTAATCTTTGCCGGTCTTCAATGCGAGCGTGAGAGCGTCTTTATTGTGATACGGCGCATGGACATCAGCTAACACCAATACTTTTTTACCTTTGATATGGTAATACTCCCAATCGGTAAAATATTTAAGCCCTTCCGGTATGGCATCGAAAGGATTGTAAGGATTTGGCTCATCCTGGATAAATGTTTTATCTGCTATGGCCGCACGGCATTTATCGCCGTTTTGCCCTTTATAATATCTGATTGTGGTTCTAATGGATTCGGGATCTGTGAACAGTTCGGGGTTCTTGTGATAGATGAGATTTGACAGGGTTTTATTTGGGATGTTGGGAAATTTAGCTAAAAAGCCTTTGACGACATCTCCTATGAGTGACATTGCCCTCCCTTATGGCTTTGGGTTATACCAATCGGACAATTTGCCGTACTTTTCCGCCCGAAGGGAGTCCCGGAAAGATTGCAAAGCCAGCTTAAACTCTTGCTCGATCTCTGCCAGCCGGGATTCCCTATCGTGGAGCGGGGCTGTGGGGTTGTAAAGTTTAGCTAACAGGTTTTCTATTTCCTGATACATTGGCATTGTAGAATTTTATAATAGCTTCGTATTCTGAGCGTAGAATTGTAGCCCGTTCGATCTGAATGTTATTCGCACTTGTGAATTTCAACTTTAATGATTCTATTGCTTTTTGGATTTCTATTCTAGCATTTAGCTTTTCTTCATAAGGCCCAAACGTCTCATCCCGCAATAAGGTTCCCGCATTGCATTTACAATGTCGCTTGCATTGGATATAACGTTCTGGGAAATCACCAGTTGCCATAATTTTGTCCTTAATTTTGTCAGTGTTTCATTTAATTTTATTAACACCTTGCGTAACTTTTGGCTTAAAAAGTGTCAGTCATTTGTCCCGTTTATGTCCACAATGTTACTGCACATTAATTATAATCGTTGCGGGCCTGGAAATATCAATAATGGCCGGAAGGATATCATCCGGCGGAGAGTAAACAGGGGCCGTATAAGTAACAGTATTGGAAGGCCCGGACTCCCCGTTGCCGTTATAGGCTGTGGCATAGATCGTGTATTCTACTCCCGGAACTACGTCAATGGTCGCCTGTGTGACATTACCCACGTCCTTGTTGAATTCATTGTAATACAGGATGTACCCGGTAGCCCCTTCCGAAGCGCCCCATCCCAAAGTTACCTCTGCCGCAGAAGCCGTTCCGCAAATCAGCATAATCGTAAACATTGCGTAAAGTAATTTCTTCATATTAATCCACCTTTTCATAGTTCGCCAAAAAATAAGCTGGACTGTACGATTGAATTTTGCCGTCCTCATCTGATACAATAAAATCTCCGGGCATTACAAAACGGCCATTTCCGATATTTTCAATATATCCGATTGCTCCATCTTGAACCGGAATAAAGTCTTTATATCGGTCAGGTATTTTTTGGACTGCTGGATGATCCCCATGTTTCCAGAATTGTACCGCTTCAATAACTATAGGCTTTTTTCTATATTTCATATTGCACCCACGGTTGTTTCTTTCGCAATCACAAGCCCCTCGTAAAACCCGCCGATGATGGTTTTTAGAATCCCGATATCCAAATCACCGCCCGGAGTGTACGATACCAGAGAAGCAAGATCGGCCAGCGAAGCGGCAAGTATCGGGTCGGCCCCGATAGCGGATTGCAGATAACCATAAAGACTATCGATTGCCACGGCATCAATCGAATCGGCTTCGGAAAGTTGTTGGCATACGGCCGACATAATAGTAATTTTATTGATATTATTCAGCCCGATTTGATAGCCCAAAAGCCGTGAAGCTGTTTTGACAAGCACATCCTTACTGTTGTCATTTAACTGAAGACTCCCGCAGCCAGCGAAGAAACAGACTGCTAAAAGCATTATAAAAAGTTTCTTAATCATAAAACCCCCTGTTTTCTTGTTTAAGAAAATATCGTTATTTGGGCAATTCTTCTTTTATTAATCTTTTTAATCCAATGGCAAACTCTATGATTTCGTTAATTAGAGTCTCTTTTAGTTTTTCATCAAACGACTTAAAATCAAAACACATAACGCCTCCTTGATATTTTTACCTTCACTTATTCGGAAGTGAAGGGCAGTCCAAATAGTAGCAATTTTATTGATACTATCTAGCCTGATCCATTTTTATGAAACTCCTTCATAATAAGCCCACCCGAACAATCTGACTCCCCAATACATTCCGTACCGTGTCCAAGCCGAAACGCCCCTTGACTTCATTGCTTCAAGGAATATTTCATCGGCTATCTTTCGACCGACAAGGCCCGTTTGATAAAGGTAGTCATGCAGAACCGCCGATCTCTGGCTTTTACCACCGAACAGCCAATAGACCACAGGTAGCCGCGGGACGCTGGCAAGATCGGTAATAAAGCCTTCTGGAACCATGAATTTTCCGTACTTTGGGCTTAAGTAAAATAACGGTTTGGTTAAAATATACTCACCATCACCATGAAGCTTATATTCTAATTCATTCAGGAACATAGGCTATTTCTCCATCAACCCATGACAGGCGAAATCAGGCCCAAGCTGCCGACAAACCGCCGCATTGAAAGCTTCGGCCACGGCCTTGTTGATTGCCCGTATTTCCGTAATGCGCCATTGGCCCTTTATTGTGAATTCCACCATGATCGTTTCGATGCCGTATTGCTCCATCAGGTCACGATAGACGGCCAAGGGTGCGGCCGGGTTAGTTTCGGGATATATTTCTATTCGGCGGTCTGACATACGCTATACCGGACTGAGCTACTCCCCTGTTGCGCCTGCTCTGTTAAATACCATCTAGCAAACCGCGTGAATTGGCCTTTGGGAATAGAAACCCTAAAGTGCGGCCCTCGTATATCAACCCTGTAACTGTGCGGAGTTATGCTCCATTCATTAAATGCAATACTCTGTTCATTTAGGCGTTCAAAATCAACTTGTGAAACACAATCGCAAGGCCTCATAATTTCTCCTTAGTTGCGGTCGGACATTATTGGAATCCGTTTGATTTAGCAAATGGAAACCACGGCAAATCAAGAAGACTATACCCCTTCTCTTTATAGGCAGATAGGGCGTGAAGGATTGCCACATGAAAAGGTTTATCTTTATATAACTCTTTTATTTCAGGGTCGTTCAACGCGACTTTGAAATGATTTGACATTATTCTTCATCCTTAAATGTTATAGTATGAGAAAGGCCTTTAATGATGGCAGGATACTTCTGTATATAATCTTTGACAGCTTCATTCAGATAATCGTGAATAGCGGTAATAATTTTAACACCTTCTTCACAATCCTTCGGAGCAATAGAGATAATCCAACCAAGCATAGTTTCGCATATTACAAGCCTAATTTGTCTGATGAGTTCCATCATCCACCCTTCCCCGTAATCCCTTTTAAAATATTCTTGACCGAATCAACAATCTGATTGTCGTACTTGCCTATCGGGATTCCGAAGATTTTAAGGCTTTCCGGCGTTTCCTTCGCTATCCTTTCAGCTACCATAATTGCCAAGGTGATCTCGGCCCAATGTGCTAATAGCCAGTTCATAGTCATTCCCTTTCTTTAAACGGCCATTCATAGTGATTCCCATCGTCCCAATGACCGCCCCATATCCCGCCTATCGATTCCCACCATTCGCCAAGCAGAGCATGGTCTTCTGTTTCTTTTAAGTACTTTCCGTCTTTAAAAAGATTCAGGTCGATAGCAAGCCTGCGCCTATGCTTGCTTGTCTTGCTCCCATATGGGCAACGTGAATCTCGATAAGCATCGCCAAGCGTCACTTCAAAGCCAAGCGCAAAGGCTTTGTCGATAAGCCGGGGAACCGCTCTTGCGAATTCTGCTTGTTGCTTGTAAATGCTCATTTCCCGTTCTTATTCTTCGATAAATAGATTTCAATTCGGTCAAGCTGCTTGCTCATATTTTCAATGTTCGCTTCGATCTTGGCTATTTGCCGCGGTGTTTGCTTAAGGTCTTCAGTTTGCTTTTCAAGCTGGACGACTCTTAAGCCGATATCCTGATTGTTATCCACAAAAGCCTTGCAAGCCCTGGTATCAAAATAAATTCCGTACAGAAAGAAAAGGACAATGACTATCTCAACAATCAGTCGCAAGACGAAACGAGGATCTTCTTTAATCTTTGCAAGAAACTGTTTGCACATTGCTTAGTCTTTCTATTTTAGTGCTTCACAGTGCAGTAGTCAATACGTTAAATGTTAAAATTAATCTCCGCCAATCGAACAGCCGGAAAGGCCGCAACCGGAAATGGATTTTGTCGGTTCTTCCGCTGTAGGCATTCCGTCCCAAATCTCGATGTCGTCATAATATACGATGTCCCCGCTCTGAGCCTTGTGTGTTCCGTCCCCTCCATTTGATGGAATATAAAAGAGTCTAAAAATGTCATTAGCCCAAGTACCTGTTCTCCATGTATAAGATGTCTTTTCAAACCTGAGCACATCATCAAACCATATCCGACATATGCCATTTGCACAACTATTTGTGTTGTATTTTCCAAAGACTTCAATTTTGTGCCATGCCTCATCATTCCAATGACCATTAGAGTACCAAGACCACCTGGTGTTGGGGGAGTCAAGAGAAGATTGGCCTGTCTGATAGGAGTGGCCACTAGAAGACCAAGATTCTGAGTTAAGGTAAAACTCCGTCTGAATACCATCAGTTTGCCC